CTTCATGGGGATGTCCTCATGTGGCTTATGAAGACATTACTAACATCGCGGTGTATTAATCAACGGGGAGCAGGTCATTACCTCCAGCATCACTGGACGTGCAATTTTTACCTCTGAAATTCCCCAAGATAAAATTGGCATGGAAACTGCGCGCCGCACATTGACTCGTCCAGCAATGCTTTTTTGCCTCGCTATTTTTCACTATCGCCAATCAGTGAGCAGGCTCAAACAGAAGGTGATGGCGTTTGCGTTGAAAGCCGCGACAGCTCTGCTTTTCGGCCAGATAAGGGGACGCATAACGAAGCGGGGGACGGGGGCGCAGAATGAGCCACAAAAGGAGATATTAAATTCTCCCTTAGAAAGCCAAAACAAAACAAATATTGCGCCGGAACCGTCGCAAGATGTGAATAACATTTATCAGTCGGTTCAAGGGAAAACACTGGCGGAGTGGAATTTTCAGATCGCAAAAACACGAATTCAGGGGCAGATCAACGCTGCAGAGAGCCGTTATCACGCTCGGCAGGAGAAACTAAGCGCTGAGACGCGCCAGCTCAAAGGTATGTTGCTCAAGATGCTTTCAACGTTCAGGCCTGGCTATGGTGTAAAACCGGATAACGCTTTCCGCGCAAGTTACTCCAATGTGGAGTACGGCACGATCCCTAACGGCTTTCATGGATAACGCCCCGACAATCTGCCGGGGCATGGTTTTACGCTTCGCTGGTGGACTTTTGCGCGCTCTGAACGGCGAGGCGGGCATCACCTGGAAGAGCTTCACCGGCAGGCCAGCGATAGCCGGTAACGCGGGTGCGCGGGAATGCGCGGATATTTACGGCATCTGACTGATTGCCTCCCAGCACCAGTAGATCGCGATTCTCGTTCTGGCCGACTACAAAGCCTACATGCCCGCCACCGTCGCGGGCAAATACGACGATACAGCCCGGCACCGGCTCGCGAAGCTCGGTTCCCCATGTCAGGTAGCTACGGGCCGATTCAAAACGAGTGGACTGGATACCCACGCGCTCAAGCATTGCCCCAACAAACGCCGAGCACCACGGGGTCTCATCGTCTTTGATGCCACCACGTTTGATATCGCGCCAGTATTGTAGGATTTCAGGGCAGTGCTGCGGGCCTTTGATTTCGTGAATGTTAATGTTTTTGCGGGCTTCTGCTACCCAGCGTGGCTCGGTCTGACTCATCGTTTTTCCTCTTTCATAATGAGAGCCTTACCGTAATCACTTTGTGATTTATTCCGTGACAAAAGCGGCAACATTATTAACTTGCTAATACGTCATTTTGACGTATTATTACGACATTATGTCGTAGTGCATCAGCAACCAACGAAGGATAAATAATGTTGAATTCCGCTAACGCGAAGCTGCAAAAACTTGCTGTGGCTAATCATGTTCCCGCCTGGAACGTTTATGTGGATCGTCGCCGCGCCACTTTCTGGAATGAGTCAGATGAGTACCTTACGCTGCTGGGTAAAAATGGTAATGAGGTTTTCCGCATTCAGGAAACTGCATACAGCGCCTGGGGGCGCATGGAAGAGGCGATGAAGGCATATGCAGCAACCGATGAATGTAAAAATGAATGGCTTCGCTATGTTGCTGAGGGTTTGCCTGTTTGTGGCCTGCTGGGGCTTGCGCTCTAATGTTTGTTTTCCTGATAAACTAGCGGGCCTAACGGCCCGTTTTTATAGCTGGAGCGCTTATGCCTCAATTGCCCCCTAATACCCCTGAAACAATCATCATCTTACGCAAACGCATGGGATTAACCCAAACGGAGTTAGCGTTGCGGATGGGCTACCCGCTGCGTTCATGGCAACGTAAAGAAGCGCTGGGCAAAACAAATACGCTTACGCTGAGTGAGTTTGAATATCTTCTGCTGATAGCCGACGCGCACCCGCAATTTGAGCTGAAAAATAAAAAACCCGCTTAATGCGGGTTTCTTTTCAGTTAACTATCAGTTCCGAAGGCTTTTCGTTGTCGTCCGGGTGTTCATCGCCTGGCTCTACTTCGGGCCAGTCAATAGACCATCCTACTGTTTCGAGACTACGCAAAATAAATTGCACCTCCGCATCGGTCGTATTCACGATGCCAAGCGCGGAGCTGGGTTTGACCGACTTGAGATCCTCAGCAATTTCATCCAATGAGATATCGCCGGATATTTCTTTAATCCTGTTGTTATCCTCACACGCGACGCTTCCCTTTCGACGGTCCGGCGAAGAAATATTAATCTGCATTTTTCAACTCCTGTAAACATCCAATCACAAACTCGATAAGCCCATCTTTATTGAGAATAGACTTTGCAGCGAGCACCGGGTTTGCGTAGCACTGCAGAGCCATAGAGAAAATCTCGGTTGATTTGCACTGACTAAGCGCAGGCGCTTTAGAAAGGAGTTTGCCGCTATCACTCACCCGGTTTTCCATATAGATTTTGGACATATAACTGTGGCTGAGTGGTGTTCTCACAATATACTCAGCACTCCCGCGCATACCCTGATTGACATAGTTAACGCGGTTTCCGGCTTTCATTTTCAAAAACGCCTTTGCACGTTCGAGAAGATGAGGGTTTGAAAACTCAATATGATGGCCCGCCTCATGCCAGAGAATGTCCTCTGTATCGGTGTTTCCGTCAATGACGATACAGCGAAAGGGTGCGCTGGCGAAGGCTCGCACACCTTTTTGATGTTCGATTTTATCAAGCGTTTCTACTTTGCCGTTTGCCAACGTGTAGACGCTGGCCATCGTTTTACGCAGATCATAACCTGGTCTGTACTCCAGGTCCGCTGCCGCCATATCTGACACTACATCATCAAATTTGAGAGTGTCCGCATACGTGCGGGCTTGTTCCAGTGAAATGCTGGAAGAAGCCATTAAGTCGTCTAAGGCCGCCTTAACTTTTCCGTGTATATCGTTGACTATTTTTGGGGGGTAAGCATCGCTTTTAGTAAATAAGTCCGAGATTTCATATAATTCATCCGCTATATTTTGATGGTCGGTAATGCGAAATCTCATCCGTTTTACATCATTTGCCAGGCCACCTCGCGGTATAAATATATCTTTCAGATATGCTTTCAACTTCTCGGGGCGATCCCGTATTTTATCAATTTCCTGAACAATGAAATCCACCTGGTCATTCAATGACGACGTAAACTCATAGTCCATGAATGCGGCCATTTCTTTAAGTCTAAATAGCGGAGAAATGTACGCATCAGCCAGTTCATCACCGCTATAGTTCGTTTTAAGGCCTACGGCATCGAGTTTAGCCGCGCCTGCTGACATAACGCCGGTAATGTCAGCCAGGGCTTTTTTAGTGGCGGAAACAGCATCCTGAATAACAGCGATAATCTGCGCAACGCTCTGTGCGTTTTTTATTTTTTTATCATAACGCGCCAATGTTTTTTGGCTTTCCTGTGGCGGCATTTTCATATACCGGCCAACCCACACCCGACAATTACTTTTAATTTCATCCAGTGTTATCTCATCGGGGATCAACGCTCGTTCTGCAGAGTCGAGCCGGTGAAGGCGGTTGATCAGCAAATCGAGGCTTGTGCCACCCTTACACTGCGCAAGAAAACCTTCTATGTTTACATCGACATTGCGCTCATCCGCCAAAGAAGGGGGAGCTGTGTCATTCTCAAGAGCCTCACGTAATGCTTTACTGTAGAAGACACTTTTACGGTAAGACTGGAGCATCACATCAACTGCGGCAGGACTGAGTTGGTGGCGGGTTATCCACTCACGGATAAAGTCGTTTTTAAATGCGTAACGTGTATCAAAAGCAAGATCGCTTATGATTTGTTCCATGCCACGCCTGGCTGACTGGAATTTTTTCGAAAGGATTACGATTCGGATGAGTTCAGCGCCGCTGGACGCCTTCGATATAAGTCCGGCCAGATACGGATCGATGTTTCGTGCGTCAATCACCGATTCAAACATGGCAAAATTCAGCCCTTTCCCTTCCCCAAACTCATTTTCTATCTCCAGCGAAACGGCATTGAGCACGTCCACCAGCGACAAATCGCCGCCGCCAAACATATCCCCAAGCGCCTGCTGCTGGTGGGTTAATTCGCTGTTTATCTTTTTCGCCATCTTTTTAAAGGCGGCACCAATGCGTTTTGCGCTGCGGTTGTTTGCCACAATAAAGAGCGCAAGCGCCTCTGCCTCTTTACTGGTTTCTTCAAACAACCCTTGCTGAGCTATCACTTCCTCCAGTGCCTGCCCGCTATCTTTGGCCTGGCGAACCAGGTTAATGGCTTCCTGCAACGCGGCTATGGCCTGTTTATCCAGCCCCTTAACTTCCTCCACGCCACCAACCAGCCCGTTTACTGCCTGTTTGTGAACGTCACCAGAAAGCATCTGCATTTGTGCAAAATCACTGGCTGCTGTATTAAGCGCGGTAAGTATATTTCGCATGTCGGGATCGGGTTCTTCCGCCACCAGCTTTACCAGCCGTTCGTCTTTATATGCTTTGGCGAAGATGGCGTTCTGAATGCGGTCAATCAGCTGCTTGGTAGGCCTTCCGTCTGTGGTGATAAGACCCGCCGTGGCCGTGTCGCCAATTTCCTGCATAAACGACCTTATAAAGCCGTCATTGGTACGGGCCAATAAATTGCCCTCATCGGATGGCGCAAACAACGCCATGAGTCGTTCATCCAGCATTTCGGCGTCTACGAACGCCTTTTCGCTTGCGGCCATTTCCTGTAAATCGGACAGGTTAGAATCGCGGGCAAACTTCGCGCGGTCCAGCTCGGTGACGCGCTCGCGTACCAGCACCGGCATACCCATCATCTCAATGTCCGCCGCTTTCAGCCCGTAGTCGCCAGCATGCTCAATCAGGTACTGCCGGTAGCTGTCAGCCTGCCCCTGTTCATAGGCGCGCAGGATACCCATAGAGCGGCCATTCCCGGATTCGACCACATTATCCGGGCCGACAATCGGCGCGCCGTGGCTGCTCAGCCCGGAGTCGGTCAGCTGAGCCGGTCGCAGGTTCCCCGCGATCTTGCTCACCTGAATTTTGCTGGACATTCGGGTGCGGTCACGCGGTTGTAGCTCGGCGGGAAACTGTGGATTAATGGTACCGTCAAGTTTGTTTGAGATGATAAGGCTACGGGCATCAATTACCTTAAAACCAGTTTTTACCTCCTGCCCTTTACTGGTCACGACGTATGACGACCGGCCCAACGTGGTTTGGCTGTAATGCAAGGACGCCACCAGCGCCACCAGGCTATCCAGACCTTCCGCTTTGTTAATGGCATCTCTTATATCTTTCACATGCCTGTCCTCTGTAGTTATCTGTCAGAGGAATGGTAAAAGCTCTGTGATTTAATCTGCCGGCCAAAAAAAAGCCCCGTCTCCGGGGCTTCGAGTTACAGGGTGTAATTGTTCTTCGTTATCCATGCGCGTACTTGCTCGCGCATTTCATCCAGCGTAAGAAACTGGTCCAGATATGCCCCGACCTGGCGGAGTGTATCTACAAAATCCATTTGCGTTTGGCTTACAAATTTACCTGCCAAAAAATCTGATACTACGGAAGGCATAGTATCCGTTGGTGCGGCGCGCTCAGTGCCGTAACCCAGCTTCAACATTACTTCTTCAATCTCGTCATTCAGATCGAGAAGGTCCAGCCCCTTGGCCGTTTGAGCCTTAATCATCAGTTCATCGAGCTGATCATTCAGGTCCAGCCGTTCCAGTGCGGTTAACGTCATGCGGGTGCTCCTTCACGCTGAATTGCCACCAGCAGATCAGAAAGGTGCTGCGCGGCATCGTTTACCAGAGGCTCGTTATCCACGTCGCGTCCAGCGGCCTGGAGCGCGCCAATAGCGCCACGGACTTTGGTTCGCGCTTCCCGGATAACGCCCATATCTTTCGACTGCAATGACAGGATGCTTTGCAGATATTCCAGCGCATCATTCGCGGCCTTGTCTGCCTCGGAGATCTCTTCACCGCCAGCGCCTTCGCTGCCTGCCTCTTTGATGGTGCCGCCCATTTTTTTCAGCATCGCTTCGATCTCACTATTTGAATATTCACCTTTGATAAGCTTCTCAGCATCAAACGGGTTATTCATCGGTTCCATGTTAATAAGATCACCGCCTGGCGTCTTGCGGCTGGTCAGCCAGTTTGCTACCTGATGTGCGCCATCCTGCGACATACTCAGGTAATGCCCCAGAAGTTTCTCGCGGTCCGTTTTACCGAAAGTGATATCGGTCTGGTTAGCGATCGCATGATCCATTGCAGCATACAGATTCGCCAGCCCCAGCATTTCGGTGCGGGTTGTAGCTGCATCGCCGCCAGACGTGTAATCCGCTACTGTTTTCGAACCAAATTTGTAGCCTTCCAGGTACGTTAGTGCGGTGTCATTCTTCATGCGCTGCGGCTCGGGGATGTCTTTTGCTGGTGGAGTCTTCGCAGCCTCAGCCAGCGCGCCTTTCATCGCCTGGAGGAAGTACGCCAGATCATCGCCCTGAGGGAATGCCACGTTTGGCGCGTCTTTGCGGGCAAAGGTACTGACCTGTGAGCGGAACGTATCAGCGTCATCCGTCGCCATTTCCAGATACTCGGCGGCGTAGCTGTTCATGCTGCCCTGAGCGATCGTCGTCGCCAGCGCATCGAGATCAGCATGCGTGGGGATAAGCTTTAGCTCAAAGGCCGACGCATCAGCGTCTGACAATGGCGATTCGTAAACAACGAAACCGTGCCGTGCAACGCGGGCGTAGGGTTCACCGCTGGATAATGGCGGCAGGATTGCTGTGTTGCCAGTGGGTATAGCTCCGACTCCTGCCGGTCGATTTACCAGGGCGTAACGGTATTTACCTTCGCTGGTCGATTCTTCGGCCGGTACCGCCCCTGCCGTTTCGGGCCCGTCCGCTTTATCGGGGTTTTCGGATGCGGATACGACAAATTTTTCAGCTTTATTATCGCGGTAGGCTTTCAAGAGTTTCGTCGCCGTTTCGCCCATTTTCGCACCTTGAGACGACGGCGACTGCATTTTAAAAACTTTGCCGCTTGTATCTGTGATTTCGACCCAGCCTGATAGTTCACCGTTAAAATCAGCCACTTTATAGGAGATAACCGCGCCATTACTTAGGGTAGATTTACCGTCCAAAGAGAGGTTTTGTTTAATCTGACGTGTAGTGTCGGTAAATACCCGGCCTGTTTCTCCCGGTAAGGTTACATCGCCACCATTCACCTTTAAGGAAGCCAGTTGCGCCTCAAGCTCAGCATTGATTTGACGTTGTTGTGAAATCTTATTTCGCAGAGTTTGGTTATCCCCCTGGCGCGCCAGCAAATCGTTTTGCTTCACTTCAACTTGTTCAAGCAGTGCGGACTGCTGATCGCTTAGTTGATCTGTTTCTGAGTTCAGGCCGTCAATATCAGCGCGTAATTTTACCTGCGCCGACCTTTGCTTTATAAACTTAGCGCTGTTGCGTTCGACCAGGTTAGCCAGCGCCTGGCTTACCTGCTGCAACGAAACATCTTTCCCCCCAATCGGCGCTACGATGTGAGTTACGTCACGTTTATTCAGCAAAAAACGAAATGCTACCAGCATATCGTTGTTCTTAATGCGGCCACTGTCGGCGGTCGGCGAATGAAAAATGAGTGAAATAGACTGACCATCAGATAACGGTATTTGTGCCGTCATGAGCGGAATATTATTAACGCGCCGGACTTTGCCAATTATGGCCCCGCCAATGGTATTGCTGCCAGCATCGTCAACGTCGGCATCATTCGTTCCTGCAGTAATACCGGTCCCGTTCATGCCACGGTTCAGAGATCGAATAAAGGCCCGCATTGTCTGTGATAGTCGGATACGCTCGCTGGTGATAGCCTCAAACATTACATTCTGGCTAGCATGGATAATTTCATCACCAAGATACGCATGATCCACTTCGTCGATCGTGACGCTTTCCAACATCTTGTCGGCACTGTCACCCTTCATCAACTCATCATAAACATCCGGCGCCAGCGGCGGGGCTATGAAGTTCGGAACGTCGGTAATCTGAAACCGTTCGGTAAGGGTTATTTTCATTGTTGCCCGCCTTTCATTTTAGAAATTTGCTGTTGAAGTTGCTCCGTTTTAGCAACTTCAAGGTTCAGATCTGATTGAAGGGTACCGTGCTCTTTTTGCGTTAAATCCTGTTCGCTTTGAAGCGCGACCAGCTTTTCACTCACCGTTTTAATACCTTCTTTGAGAACATCACGCCGCGCGCGCGCATCGCTTAGCATCTGGACACCTGATTTAACACCTCTGCTGGAGGCTGGCTTGTCTTTTTCCAGATCCATTTTCGCGGCGCGCGCAAGTTTCCTGGCGAGCGCCTTTTGGAAGGCAGTCGAGCCTTTATTAAAGAGATCCGCTAAAGATTTCCCCAGCTCTGCCATAGTCTTAACGTGTGTGAACGGGGCGTTTTTACCGTTCAGCTTGATACCGGAGATGTCACCCGTGTTATTAACCTGCACAGACATAACCTGCTCATCCATGCCTTTGAGTTCAAAGGTTTTGGTAGGGATGCCATCCTTTTTTCGCGCTGTACCGGCTGGCGTAACTTTAACAACCTCGTAACCGGCTTTGGTAATAGCTTGTTTTAGCTTATTCAGACCTTTTTCGTTGAGTTCATCAAAATTAAGAAGTAGGTATGTATTCTTATTATTCGCAGACACTTAGCCCCCCTTTTTCGTCTTTGATAATTTGGTAATTACGTTTAAATGATTCCTGCAGCGGGAAGATTCGATATAAGGGGTTAGTCCTGCTGTTTCCGTGCGTTATTCGCACGGAGAGTTGCCAGATACCGGACTCCAGGTATCGTTCATCAATCAGCAAATATTCCTGGTTCATGCCCCGGGCTGACATATCCAGGGGGCGGGTTTTGCCTGTAATAACAGCTGTGGGATTTTTTGAATCCCTCAAGCTGTATTCGATTTTGGCTCCAGTCAGACGAGAGCACGTTACGTTGAACCGAACCGGAAACGCGATCGCCCGCCCCCGCACCACGGCGTCGCCACAATCGACCAGTGTGACTTGTTTCCTTGCTAACACGTAGCGATCCAATACCGCTACTGCAGCCATGCCATACAACCAATATTCATGAATGGCGCTCATCATCCCGAGCCTCCTTTGGGTCCAAATAAAAACTGAATTGCTGCTATCAGTCGGTCTTTTAGCGCAGTTGTTACTTCACGCCCGTTATTACTTGCAACCAGCACTGCCAGGTACATCAGACTCGGCTCCCACGCTTTATGCTGAGCGATGTAATACGCGGTTAATCCCGCCAGCACTGCCAATACCCATTCGGTTATAAAGTTAAGTAAGTTGCCCTTAATCCTTCCCTCTCGTACTCCATGAAGGAAAACTCCAGAACCACTGAGCAGAGACAGGGCAAGCACCGTGATCAATTTTGTCTCTATCTCGGCCACAATCCCTCCTGAGTAGCCCGAACTGAGATTGGATGGTATGGGGTATGTGTTTTGCAGAAATAAAAAAGCGCCAATGGCGCGATTTTTCATTGATGGAGTGGATGCGGTGACGTGGAAGCTAAAAGCGTTGAATTGATCAAAGACAAGGCCGCATTTGCGGCCTTTTTAAGTTATGACTTAGGTGGTTCCGGCCAGTGAATCTCTGTAGATTCGGCGCTTATAGCATTAACATCATCAATGTAATTGATAACGGCATTAAGCATGGCTTTTTCACTTTCGCTGAGGGCGCGCTCAGCTCGGAGTTTCAACTGGATTACGCTGATTGAGCGCATTGCCTCATCAATAAGCCATTTCTTTTTTTGCTCGGTTTGCTGAACTATTTGCTCTCTGCTTAACGTTGGCACATCAACCCATTCAGGTAGCCCATTATTGCCAGCAGATCGCATCTTGCCCTGCGGTGGTAGCGCAATAAAAAATTCGTGAAAGATTTCCGGCGTCATTAAGATCGCGTCGTTCGGCCATGAATCAGTAATCATAAACTGGTCAAACTCGCTGGCCGCATAAGCGCCATTCGTCTTTGCTGAGTAGTAAAATCCGCTCATCGTCCAATCCCTATAATCCTTGCTGGCGCTGCAATCTGGCCCCAATTATGAATTTCTACGGCAGTACCTGAAAAGTTTCCGGCGACGACGTTTCCAGCTATTACGTTAGCTGAAAACGCAGCAGGCACTGCTATTGCAAAAAGGCAAGTGGTAAAAGGATATGCCCAATATCCAGCGCTGGTCGTGCCTGCATTAACATTTGCCGGAGTTTCAAGCCACTGCAATTTAAAGCCGTTAGGCAACTTGACATAGCCCGCTACTACATTCCCAACGTACTCGAAAGCTGACATATCGGGAATTTGCCCGGAACCTGTACCAACGTCTCGTTTAGCTGCACTTTTTAAACCAAGGTTTATAAGAAATTGAGCAACATTCGGAATATCCCCGCCATTGGCGTCCTTATCCATTTTTTTGGATAGTTCAGTTGCCATGGTCGAGGCAAAATTCGGATCGTCATTCAGTGCGGCGGCGAGCTCATTTAGCGTGTCGAGTGCTGCCGGTGATGAATCCACCAATGATGCAATTGCAGCCTTTACAAATGCCGTAGTGGCAATCTGCGTGTTATTCACGCTCTGCGAGGCAGTTGGTGCTGTGGGCGTTCCGGTAAAGGTCGGGCTTGCAAGCAGTGCGGCAACTGCAGTTTTGACAAAAGCAGTGGTTGCCAGTTGCGTGTTGTTAACTGTCTGCGAGGCAGTCGGCGCCGTGGGCGTTCCCGTCAGCGCCGGGCTTGCCAGCGGCGCCTTTGTCGCCAGTAAATTGGTCATTGTGGTGGCGAAGTTAGGATCATTGCCCAGCGCGGCGGCAAGTTCGCTCAGCGTGTCCAGCGCTGCCGGGGATGAGTCCACCAGGGCGGTGATCGCCGCTTTCACAAACGCCGTGGTTGCAAGCTGCGTGTCGTTTGACGTCTGCAGTGCTGTCGGAGCTGTGGGTTTACCGGAAAGCGCCGGACTTGCCAGAGGCGCATAATCGGCCACAACCTGTTTCACATGCCCCGTGGTCGCGAGCTTGGTTGTGTTGTCCGTTTTGGCTGGCGTCGGCGCCGTGGGCGTTCCGGTCAGCGCCGGGCTTGCCAGCGGCGCCTTTGCTGCCAGTAAATTAGTCATTGTGGTGGCGAAATTAGGATCATTGCCCAGCGCGGTGGCAATTTCCTCCAGCGTATCCATGCTGGAAGGAGATGCACCAACCAACGCAGTGATCGCCGCTTTCACAAACGCCGTTGTCGCGAGCTGGGTGTTACTAACGCTCTGATCTGCGGTCGGCGCCGTGGGGGTTCCGGTCAGCGCCGGGCTTGCCAGCGGCGCCTTTGTCGCCAGTAAATTGGTCATTGTGGTGGCAAAGTTAGGATCATTGCCCAGCGCGGCGGCAAGCTCGCTCAGTGTGTCCAGCGCCTCCGGTGATGAATCCACCAGGGCGGTGATCGCCGCTTTAACGAATGCCGTGGTTGCAATCTTTTGAGAGGAATCGCTTTTTTGAGGGGTCGGCGCTAATGGACTGCCTGTAAATTCAGGACTAAAAATAGGCGCTTTTTCACCGAAACGCTGGTCGAGATTCAGATCGTCTATGGCTTTTTCAGTAAATTGTTTTGCCGCTTCTACTGCCTTTTTCACAGCTGCAGCAGATGCCGCAATAAAGCTATTATCCAAATCAATCTCGTCGCTAAGCTCGACTCCTACCGTACGATTCCGGCGATGAGACATATCCACCATAGACCAGCTAAGTTCTTTTGCACCGGGCGGTACAATGAGGCGGCAAACTTCGAGTTGATTATCTGCCAGGCTATAACTCGCGTCAGCTAAAAATATCCCGCAGGCTGAGAATGGGGATGAGTTGTCAACCTGATTAGTTTTGACACCAAACTGATAATTACCTTCCAGCACAACCAGCGTTGTAGCCCCAGCAGGAATTGTGAGTATTACATCATCAAGCTGATGGATAGATATCTGACTAATGCCCACATCTACCGATGCAGCGCCAATTTCATCACCGCCTCCAGATGTGATAGATATATCCATTCCCCCCGCCAATGCAGGCATGAAACCTTCATAAAAGCCAGGCTTTACGATCGATTTCATTTTGCGGTTAAAAGCTGCGGACGCGTATGGTTCAAGGTACTGGATATCAGCCAGTAATGCCTTTTTGGTTTCGGTGGCAATGAGGGCTATACCATTCAAGATCTCACTCATTCGGCCACCCCTTTCTGCTCGATGGTCAAAAGGATGGTATAGGTCTTACCCTTATAAACAGTATCTTGCTGGGCGCAGAGGACAGCAAAGGCCTTGCCTTCCGCATCAACCAACGTAAGTGTGTTGAAATTATAAACCGCGTTGTCAGCAAGCAGGGATTCAGGTAATACAATACTGATAGTGATCGTTGTGCCCTGTCGCGTACAAATCAGATTACTTTCCGCAAATTTTCCAACCAGATCGTTATTGGTGAAATTGGGTGGAATGTTATCTATCAGCCATCCGCTATCGCCGTTCTGTTTAACCAGATCGGACCGACCCCAATAAGCTTTAACCATTTGAAACCGCTCGCCAATCCCGATGGCAGAGTCCGCGCGGCGCGTATAGTAATAATCCAGCAAAAGTGCCTTAAAATGCGCACTTCCAGCCGAAGAAACAGCAATCGTATCCGACATACCCAACTCCTAATGACTGAATATGCCGGATCATAATCACTCTGTAATTTAGACCGTGACAGGGGATAGCGAGATTAACGCTCTTAATTAAACCCTTACCTAACTCTATGCGTTACTCGATGGAAGAATTACTGGAAGGTCTATTAACCATGCATCAAGAGGCATTGCATCATGCGTTAATAGGATAGTTTCTGTGTTGCGTTTTGTTGGCCTAATATCCATGGCCGTTTTAATACTGACATGCTGTTGAGTCAGCTTTTCCATGGTGGTCTTAAACAAAAACGGACGGATAATTTTAGTGTCAGTATGGTGCCATACCAGCATTTCAGGGGCATCCTGAAGAAAAAACTCCAAGCGAAGAGATATTCCGTCAAAAACAGTTTCAAGCGGTAATAACGGAGCAACGATACGGTCGAAGTCAAATGTAAGACGACGGACCAACTGATCCTGTTCTTCGTACCCATAAATCTCATAAAGGCTATTCAAATCAACATTGATTGTGCCCCGAGAAGTAAGAAAAAATTCCCCGAAAGTTTCGCGTGCTATTTCCACACCGTTGGCATTGGTAAAAAATGAACCATACGGATGCTTCTCCTGATCCACAGGTGCATAGAGCGGTTCCCATTTAACTGGTAAATTACCAAATTCACGCCAGAACGTGGCAATGATAGGGCGATCAGTGCCTTTAAAATGCACCTCATCAAGCCGCTGAGTGAGAAGAATTGGCCTACTGGCCGATCCGGTATCCCCGATGATAAAAAATCTTCCATATTCGCCAATTCGAGTATCAAGGTCGTCTGGATGCATCGTAAAAAAAGACTTCCGCGCACTTAGGCGATTAAGCAAAGGCTCTACCTGTTCCTCGTAAACTGTCTGGAGGGAATCGGCAAAACCGGGCCATAGCCCGGACTCTCTCTTTTCAGGGATGAGGTGGTTTTTTATCCAGTCTTTAATCACCGCATCGCCTCCCCTGCTTGTTTGATCTCAAATGTGGAATTTCCAGTGTCGAGGTATATAAAATCATTCATGTTCTCAGGCGTTTGCATCCCGATTACCTCTATTTCATATCGATTTAATAATGACAGCTCGTTAACGCAGGTCCATATATCTTTGATTTTAACCTGCACATTCTGATCGTCCGGGTTTGTTCCGCGCTCAAGATCATCACCGAAAGTCGGCGCATCAAACCCAAAACGCGCTTCGAGTGCGTCTTTAATGGTTTTTGTTGCCTCATTAATGACTACGTTTTTATTAGCAATTCCTTTAATTGTTATAGTAAATGGCTTTTTTACCAACGGCATATAACGGAAGTTTTTATTAAGGGCATTCGGTATTGAGGCCAGACTTGAGCGAAACTGGCTTTCCAGTTCCTCCTGACTAATACCTGGTTTATGACCGCATATAAAGATGGTATTAATATTCATTAGATCACGCTTACCTGTAGCTGCTTCTTGCTGCTGCTCGCCCCAAACGTTTAGCCACGATAAACCTTTAACATGGCTGTGGAGGTAAAAACGGTAGTCTCCCCCCCAAACGACCTGCTCATCGTACGCGACATAATATTGCGCGCGATACCGGGTTTCTTCGGTGGACTCAATCCCGCCGCCACCTGTAATTGGCGTGTCCGTAATCACTTCGAGCGACTCAACCAAGCCTGCAATATTTCCCGCAGGAATCAGCTTCTGCCCCTGCGCCAGAGTCGTATCACCCTGGCTGCACCAAACCTCAACATCAACCTGGCTTCCTGCCTCCGGCATTACCCCTGACGAGTTATCTCCGAACCGAACTCCTAACTGTTCGGTAGGCCGGTATACGAGTACATAATGCATGCTCGTCGAGCGTGACAGGCGAAACATCGGGTTGTAGATCCATTTGCGCTTCTGTTTGTTTGTCGTTACAAAAACCTCAAGCGAAGCGGTTTCCGCTGTGATATCGCGGGGTAGCATCAACGTATAAAATGGGCGGGCCGTTTCAATTTCGCTGCTGATAATGACTTTTTCCATCTGCCGAACATTATCGACTGTTACGGTTTTTCCTGCCGGTATGGTTACTGCATCCGTAGTTACATAGGGTAAATCCAGTGACGATAAAAATTCTGCATGAGCAGGTAGCTGAATATCGATCGCAGATTTGTTTCGTATTTTGACTCTGCCCCATGACGGAGTGATTAACCTTCCTACATACCCTCGATCTTCGGCGGCGGCGAGAATACTTGAGCGTCGAGTTGCCATAGAAATAAAACCCTCACCTAATGCGCGGCGCGCATGAGACTGAGCCATATAAATGATTTGCGCACCGAAAATACTCATCATCTGAATAAATTGGCTACTGGCAAATCGCGCCCACCATGGGTTTTTTGCCAGTAAACCATTAAATTTATCAAGAAGTTCGTTTATGCTCATAAATCCGCCTGTTAGCTATTTTTCATATTGATGTTTAATTCACCGTTCGGCATCACAAAGCGGATATTCAGTGTGTCTTCTGATATCGCCTCACAGCGCACCTGCTGAATCTGAATGCTCGGCAGGTCCTGGCGTATTTTTGTAACCAAATCGTTTTCGATAGCGACTTCAACTAAGTGACTGGACTCGTCACCGATCGGTTCATGTTTATAACGTTGCATAGGGTTGCCCCATGAAGGAAGGCCATAAACGCTCCCCAATGGGGTTCTGAGCCATTCCTCCAGACGCATCATACTTGTCTCAGCTGCCCCCTCCTTTACCGTTATCCCTCCGGCATCCACACGCATTAGTGCATCAATCTCGGCAAACATTTTTTAATCCCTCAGAAGTTCGTTAAGTGCTTCGTCTTTGATAGTTAGAGCCGCTGCCGATCGAGGCGCTGGCTGCGCTGTGTTGACAACTTTTGCAGGTGCGTCGTCTTTTTGTTTCGATACGCCTAATAACTGTTCCAACGTTCCGCTCATAGCTTTCAGCTCTTTGAGCATATCCACATCATAATTTGCAGTGTTGTCGCTGCTTAGTGATGGTCGGACACCGCTTCTGGCAAGATCTTGTACGGTTTGCATAGTTGCCGGGATGGCAAGGGATGAAGGCTGGTTTATTAAAGAAGGTTGTTGCTGTGCTTCCGGTAACGATCCATTCAGCATCGCTGACGAGGCATCCTTAACGGTCGTCATGCCGTTTTCCAGCCAATTACCAGCTTTATCAGTTATTGGAGCTATCGCACGTTGAACGGACGGATCAGATAGGCCAACCTGCCCCATAAGATCGCTCACGACTTGCGTACCGCTAAATCCGCTCACGGTCTGGTTTAGCGTATCGCTAACGGCGGGCATTATTGAGGCACCTACCGCTTTAAAACCGTCCATCGCGCCGTCTAATACTTTATCGAACGTGCTGGGCTCCTGCCCCTCCGTTGCCGTTGCTCCGGGTAAGATAGAAGGCCATTTGCCCTTTACTGGTGTGCTTGATTTAGTGTTTTCGGCGCCTTTTAAGGGGTTATTACCTGGCCCCGTTTCAGCTGTTTGTTTAACCCCCGCTGGCCGCGTACTCATGGCATGATTTTGCTTTGCTATCTCTGTCGGCAGTTTTGCTGCACCAGACAAAGCGCTGGGTAATTTCACTCCGGCCGGTAGAGTTAAGCCAGCGTCGGGACGATTTCTACTCATTCCCTCAATGCCTTTCTCTTGCATAATCTCCTGGACCCATGCATCTGCCTGTTCCGGCGCGCCGGTTGCTGCAGCCAGCCCCTTAGTCATCATTGATTTAAATTTGGAGCTAAAAGAGTCGCCTCCGGCATCAGCTTTCGAATCGCTGGCTTTCTCCTGTTTCTCTGTCTGACTCGCATGCTGTTTTGCTGAGAGGGGTGGTATAGATGCGGTAGCTTCGCTTTTCTCTTTATTTAATTCTGCTGCAGGCGCCACTACGGCAACCGGTAACGTGGCGGCGGCCACGGAAGATATAGGTGATAAAGAAGCGGCGAGTGATGGAGCGACCTCCGGTTTTGAAGGCGTTTGTTTTTTTTCGTCTTGAGTTACTTCTTTTGTCTGTGGTGTAGCAGCTGGCTTATTTGCCGATGGTGTAGCTGCTGGCATTGATACCGGCCGCCCTGCTTCAACCACGGGCAAGGTTTCAGAAACTGACGGACGGATCGGCTCAGCCTCTTTAGTTGATGTGACGGCTTTTGCTCCCGAACTAAACAGAGAATTCGCGGCTACAGGCGCCAGACCTTTCTTAGCGCGTTCCTCATTGACAACTTTAAGTGATTGATCGCTAAATTTGCCGTCAACCCACTTGCCGTTTTCATGTCGCCCTATCGAGTCACGTATAAACTGATCCGTAACCTGGGGGTTGCCGCCTTCGATTGTGGCAATACCACGCATCATTTTTGTCATGACTTCCGGGTTAGTCATGTCCAATTGTTCGTCAGAGCGTACACCAAGCTTTTCGGATAGCGACTTAACGTATTGCTGAGTGTCGTTCTCATTTTTCGGTGCATAGACACCGATTATGTCCTCAACCGTATTGAGTTTGCGTCCACCAGTTGCCTTCGATTTACCATTCGAGTAAGCCGTAAGCTGATTAGCTAATGCCCTGAAACCTTCTTCTGGTGTATTGAATTTGGCAAAGCGGGCTTCACCGTTTGCATTGGGATCTTCAAGCCTTGCGCCTTCCTGCCCAACGTAATTGAGGTTCCCGAAATTGTTATTGCGAAATGAGCGAACTTTCGCATTTTTACCGCCGATGTTTAGGTCCGGCGCAATATCATTAACAGAAACAGAGTCATAATCCGCTACAGATTTCCCCGCCGCGCCGACATTATCCTCACCCCACTCGCCCCCTTGTAACTGAGTGCCCAGGCGGTTTATCGCTCCTACCGTTTTGTCTGTGCCAGAGTTAATAGCTAAAGTTTGATCTGTGAGGACTTTTGTAACGTCTTTGCTCTTTCCTTCGTTCGAATCAGTCAGCTTTGTAACAGCATCGCGTACTGTGCTCATTCCGTTATCGAGCCCTTTTGCAATACTGCCCGTATCGAAGGTCAGCGCATCAGCTACTTTATCCATCCCAACGGCTCGGGCACCCGAAGCGAATAAACCGGCTGCGCCTGACACTAAGCCGCCCATGTTGACCACATTAGCCATCGTGTAGGCAGCTTTTTGTTGTGTACTTACTTGTTTCCCTTCATCAACATTAAAGGTTTCGCGCTGGCCTTCCTCGTCCGTGGCTCCGTCATAGGCGTCCATGCCTACCCCTATCGCGGTGCCGATCAGCGGGATAGCTTTCAGTGCTGTTTTAGCGCCAATTTTCGTACCGGCACTTAAAGCACCCTTTTTCGCTACCGCCTCTCCTGCTTCGGTTGCTGTTTTTGATGCGCTGGCTTCAACCGTTTTTGTGGTAGTTTTTGCTGCGGTATTTTCTACTGAATTTTCAACAGTTTTTGCTGCTGCTGTTTTAACTGCTTTGGTAGCGGTGGCATCCGCTGCTTTTGTTCCTGATTCGCTGACTGCTTTAGCTGCAGCTGTAGTCCCGGCAACAGCCGTGCCAGTGCCAGCTACGGCGGCTGCTGTTTTAGCCGTTGCTTCAGCTGCTGGTTTTGCCGCTGTAACGATAGCCTTCTCAGTGGCTTTTGTTGCAGGTGAGGCAGTTTTAAGAGCCTGTGCGGCTACTTTCTCGGTTGCCGCCATGGTAGCCTTTTCAGGCAAATGTGTAGCTGCTGCAGTAGCCAGAGCTCCACCTGCAGTCACCCCCCCAACGGCTTTAAGCGCTTTACCACTCAGAATGGCTTTAAGATTGCTACGGCTGGGTTTTCCTCCGGGTAATTTAGAGGCCGAGGTTTTCCCTCGTCTGGTTTTGTTACGGACTTTATCTGACTGAGCACCTTCGCGCTGGTTATTCCTGCCTGAACCTTTACCTTTTTCCCTTCCTTCACGTTCATTATTTGCGCTTCGAGCATCTCTTCCCCTGCGCCCTTCTTTGCCGTTACGTGCATTGCGTGATGTTCGGGCTGCTCGCCCCGGCGAACGCCGACTAAATAGTTTTTGAAGACCACCGAGGCCTGCACCATCCTTACCCAGCTTTTTTAAATCGCGTCGTATGCCATCAAGCTCATCAATGATTCGTCCATCGTTTTTATCAATGATTCGCGTTTGCTCAACCGTAGCGTCCGCAGCCGCGTCTTTTATGCCACCAGCGAATTCTGTGGCTGACTTTGGCTCGCCGATTTTAGGTGGCGCTGGAGGCTGGACAATAACTGGCGGCTGAGTTTTCGCCGGTTTGGTTTCAGTAGGTTCTTTATCTGAATTGCTAACCCAATCTTTTAGAGAAAGAGCATTGTCGCTGACAGCTTTGCCAATATCGAACATGCCTTTTCCAAGGGTCCATATTGGTCCACCAACGGCAGCGCCCCCAACAATATCAGCGCCTCCAGCATGTAGATCTGTCCCGCCCTTCTCGTTGGATGTAAACAGTTTAGTTAGCCTGCCAAAGAAACCTATTTGCAGTTTTTCTTGTTCTTTTAAACTTATCTTTTGTTGGCGAGTATTTTCAGAAGCCTGAGCTATTTCACGCGAAACAAAGCGCCCTTTTGAATCACGCTTTGCGCCTGACGCTTGCTCGCCTTCAAATTTATTTAAGGCTTTTGATGGCACAGGATTCCGGTCGCGGCCTCCATCGGGACTTTGGGACGCTTTACTACCCCGGGCGCGAGTCAACCGCTCTTTATACCCTGTGGCTTCGTCTGAAATAATTTCACTGGTGTTTTCCGTGCTACCAGCCACCCCGGTCCTTTCATGCTCCCTACTTTTACCTTTTGTGGCTTTTTTTGTCCTTTGATTCGGTTCTTTTTTTGGATTTGCTTGAACCGGACTTTCGCTGACCTTGTTATCAGACCTTGAAGGTGCATTATAATCCTCATTATAAGGACTTTTTTTGGCTGCATCGGTCCTGTTCTTTGATGGGCTCGCTTCGTCTTTATTTTTACTGCTCAGACGACGGCTTATTACTAAAGCCGGATCACGTTTTGCTCCGTTATCGTGTGTTACTTCAGCTGATTTTTCGCCAACCTCTGAACGGCCCGCCAGCTGCTTTAGCGATTCATTAATCCTCGCCAGCTCCTTTAATTCCGATTCACTGGCGCTTTCTATAGCTTCAATGATATTAAGCCGATCATTTTTTTTCATGGTTAACTACTTCTTAGGTTTGTACTTTTCCTGTAGCGCTTTATTCATTTCCAGCGCCCGCCATTCAGGCAAACTTTCCACATCACTTACAGGCTGGTAGCCGTATAACGTCAGATTGTTAATAACTATTAACCAGCCATTCATGCTTAAAACCGGGAATGAATGAGCCAGGCCGAAATGGGATCAGCAACCGCGTTGCTTTTCCCTCCCCGGTTTGACCGTCACAAGCGTGAGGTGGTAACAACAAAAGGACCTGGCCATCGGAAATGCTTACTTCAAGCCCATGTTTAAGCTCGCGTTGCATTAGCTGAATGTTGGCAACAAGAGGTGTGAATTCCGTGTCCGTTGCCATGGTTTTTATGATGTCAAATCGACGGTTAGCTGCTTGCTCGAAATCTTCAGGATCGTCGTCCAGGGCTGTATGTAATGCCAGCTCAGCAATGCGCATTTCAGTTTTTGCAGCGTTGTAATTCGGGCTTTCTTTCTCGGGCAAGGTGAAGCGGAGGCGTTCAAGCATTGTAATGCCTCGCCCATCAAGCGGTTTCAAGGTCCAGATCGTTTCTTTACCTTGCACCGGAACCATAACGCGGCGGTAAGGTTCTTCGGTGAGCATAGAAGTCGTTTCACTCAAATCACGCATGTCGAAATCGTAGAAATGAGTGGCGCCGCAAAACTGGCATTCGTAGGTAAAGGTACTGACGGTTTCTATGCGTGAATTAATGTATATCCACCATAGCGCCGTGCGTCTGTCTTGCGCGGTCCATAACGCGGAGTCGTGAACCGTACCGACTTGCATCGCGTTAAGGTATTCAGTTGAAGTGGCTTCCTCAAACGCCGGATCACTATCGCTGTAACGCATCGCATCGGCGACGGTCGGCATTCTGAATTTAATTTCTGTTCGCGGTCTGGAAGACAGCGGAAATGCGGGAATATGCATGTTTGCCCCCTGATTTATATCACCGGTCACGTTAACTGGTTTGTAATTTGCGGGGGCGTAGTGATTGTCAGGAAAAGCAGGCGTTACGTTTTTCTCTCGATATCGTCACATCGTCATATCGTCTTACTGTCTTACTGTCTTACTGTGTTACCGTATTACTTAACTACAGTATTATTGTCATACAGTATTACTGCATTTCAGTGTGACGATGTTACTGTATTGCAGTGGCACAATATGATTCTGCTACAGACGTACTTCCATATTAGAACTTGATAAAGCTTCCGGCGCCGGATGTAAGGCCAGAGGCAAGATTCCCAGCTATGCCTCTAACGCTGCGGTCAATCGACGTATAACGAACAAACGATAACGGGAAGGTTAAGAACTCTGACACCTGATCTCTGGAGCGTGTAATTTCACCCAGGGCCGTAGGGATCACTTGAGCCTCTTCCTTTAAACTGCGTTGGCCGTCCTGTGATACGTCATAAATCCGCACATTCAACAAATAAGATGGAGGCAGATTTAGCGTTCCGTCATTATTTATGACTCGCGCACTTCGTGCCTTAAACCAGTCATAAATGTCTGACTTTTCATTGTCCCTAACTGTCATGGTCAGATTGCCCGCCACTCGATGCGTAGGCTTGTTAAACTCACATCCACCAATAATTTTGGACTCGGTTTCAATGTTTCCAAATCCATAAGTCATATCTTTGGCATACATATCAAGCCCAGGCATCCCGTCAGCTTCGACAGTCCACTGCCACCCCTGAGCGTAACGAATACGCATGGCGGCCTGTAGTATGGCTTTATTGCTTGATAGCTCCGCAGGCAAACCCTGAAACGAAACCGGCCCTCCACTCATGATGCTTGTCGCGCGTGACAGAATGTTGGATATGAGGTTGCTACCAACAGTTTTTACCGATACGCCGCTGGTTATACTGGCAAGCCCATCAAAGTAACCCATTTAAACCTCGCATTACTGTATTACAATCATACAATCATACAATCATACAATCGTACAATCGTACAATCGTACAATCGTACAATCGTACAATATTAACAAATTACAGTATTACTGTATCTTTGTAATACTGTATTCTGCCTTGAAGGATTGAACGCCCATCATGCAATTGTTGCTATAGGGATTATTGCTCTGTTAGCCGCCATCTTTTCTTCAAGGTCTGTTTTACGCTGCATCAAAGTCATTTCATCGGCCAGCCCGGATGTATCAAGCTTTCCGGCGACATACGCACGTCTTAAACGCTCAGTGTTCGGTATGTTTATCAGCGCCTCAAGGTAGTCTTCAAGCGCACTGATTATGGAAGGTGGTATTTGCCACTCATCAATATTACGGTCGCGTAGATTTATGAAATACAGCATTGTTAGAGGGAATCGTTCGTCACCCGTCAGGTCAAGGTCGATAGAGTCAGGGAAGGGATCGGAATATACGAGCGTCCCCTTGCCATCAGTAACATGGATCAGGGACAGATAATCTTCGGGATAAAGAAGGTTAACGCCATGCGACTTCTCGATACGCACACGCGAGATAACGCCAGCTCGGTCCTGATAGGTTGCCAGCGTCTGCGTTAGCAACGCTTTAAGCGTCACATCGTCGTCCACCAGCAGCGAGGTAAATCGCTTCTTAACGCTTTCCAGTAATTGTGCTGGCGTCATTTCCTTACTCCGCCCAGTTATAAACGATACGAAGCGTAGGACGAACTACAGTGGTCACGTCCTCGCTGCCGAAATCAATAGCATCTGAGTAAACCTTGCAGTGCAAAAAATTGCGCTTGAGGCCTGCGTCACTGCCACTGTTAGATTCAGCGGTAGCCTGAAATTCGATATCCACATATTCTTTGCCATAAACCATTTGGCGAACGGCCTGAAACACATCGCCTTTAATGGTCTCCGCGCATGTAACCTGAAATTCACCAGAGTTACGAATCGGACCGTGCTGGTTAAATTTCATTCCGCCCGGAGCGAAGTCTTCAACATCTTCGCGGGTCATTTCCGGGATTTGAGTTGTTCGCACCAGGATAGACAGGTGTTCATAACCCTTAATACGCATCCAGAACTCAGCACTGACAAGCTTTTCACCAGCAGCAATACTCTGATTCAGGCGTTTTTTCAGAAAGCCCACATCGGCTTTGGTATTGGAAAATCCAGACATATAAACCCCTCAGTTATCAAGACAGCAGTTTCTGCCCGAAGGGTAGGGTAGGGGGTTTGTGATTTGCGTATGAGGTTCAAATGAACATGTAGGGGATATCCGACTGGTTTTGTACGGCCATACCGGAGCACTGGAGCGTTACGGTGTTGTGGGTGAAATACCCCTCCGATGTTCGAGGTACATCAAGCTGATAACTTACATGCTGAATTACCACGTCCATAAGTTTTAAACGCCGTCCTATATCAAGCACAACAGGCGTGGGGCGGCGACCGGGTGCTGCGATAGCTTTGAGCTCCGGGGAGGCCATTTGTAATAATGTTGAAATGGCCGCGTTGACTTCAATCTGAGCATTGGAAGTGGCAAGCAGATCTATAACCAAATTAAAAGTTGGCGGTTGTTGACCTTCCCAAATTAACAGGCTGTTAAAAGTGGTCTTTGATGTACTACCGGTTGCGGCCTGGACAGTATCGCCAACTTTTCCTGCAGCACTACTTACTGCACCGGCCATGCCGCCAAGACTGTCATTACCAAAAGGCGACTCCCACATAGCCTGTAAATCGAAACTACTACCTTGTCCGATATAGCCTACAACCATATGGGCTGGTGAAGTGATATAGCACTTGAGAAACGGACTGATACCGTCCGGCATGATAGCGCCACAAATCATGTGGGAGACTCCTTCAGAAGCCACCAGCTGAGCTGGTGGCATTCGAGATTACAATCCGCGTTTTTTACGGATCTTTAAAGATTTAAGCCGGTGAAGTTTAGCCGTTGACGTTTGCGCTTTGCGGCGGGCTTTTTTTAACGCCGCTTTTTGTTTGGATGTGCGACGAACTTTGCGGATACGTTTACGAATAAGGGTGACTTTACCGCCGCGCACAACACGGATTTTCGGCGCTTCAAACAACGCGTCTTCATCATCCCCTGCAATGGTGTATTGGCTGATCGCATCATCTTCATCATCGACGTCATTCAAAGCGTCATACACGGCGCTTGCCGCATCATCATCTTCATCGTCAATCATGCTGGTAACGTCGTCCTGGCTGGCGCCCATCGAAATAGCGGCATATGCCAGGTCAGAGAGAGCGTCGTTGTATGCATCGACTTGTTCGTCTGTGTATTCAGCGTCTTCGTCCAAATCATCCAGATCGGCTAAGGAGATAGCCAGGGCGCTGAAGTCTGCCCAGGTTGGCTCACCATCAGTCGCCCACTCCAGTAAAAGAGAGGCCGCCAAACCACGACGGTCTTCTTTAACACGGCGATCGAGCGCTTCAAACATCGCCATTTCTTTGTCTTCTGCACCTTGCCCACGCTTACGAGCACTTTCCAACATAGCGTCGGCCGCTTGCGTTTCCGCTTCCGGCGCAAAGGCTGCTTTAATTAATGGGTTATACCGCATGTTATTTTTATTAATCATGATATTTTCTCTTAACGGAACAGCATAGGTTTACCGACAATGCGTCGAGATGAACCGGTAGGACATACCGCCCAATCCAATGCCCACAGATCAATGTCTTTCTGCGTAAGGCTCAAACGGAATGGTTCTTCGCCCTGAGAAGCGTCGCGCGGTTTGACCAAAGCATTTGCCGCTGAGAAACGTTCCAGAAGATCGGTCATACCTTCCATCAGGGTTGTATAAGTAACGCCGTCCGGCTCATGTTTGGCTTCTTGAGCAATCTGGTAGAAACCACGCGCAATAGCATTCATCAAAGAGCTGATATGCTGCAGCCGCAGATGGTTGTTTTTCGCGTAGGTGGTTAGCGAATCGTCAATGAAAACATCTCCCTGGTCATTTACTGCGACAGGGTTGATACGCGCCGTAGCAAAGGATTCCAGATCAATTTCATCGAGATTAGGAATTGGCTCAATGTTTTGACGGCTGATAATGCCGCGTGAAACGCCTGCAGGGGAGTAGTGCCACCCGCCAACATCCGACACCATGGCAACACCTTTCGCTTTCGCCACAAATGCTTCACAAGAAATCCCGTAACAGACTGAAACGCCGGAGAATTCATCGCGGCAATAGTAAGGGAAGTAATAACGTGCTGGCTGGTGAGAACCGCCAAAGCCATGGGCTTTAGCTTCATCAACGGCCTGCGTTGAGAGTTGCGCGCCTTTCAGGTCGTAAAACATATCAACACGTATATTTTCAGCGTATTGAACAAGCGCAGCTAATACGGTTGAGTCGTAACAGCCCAGCGACAGTAAGGCTGTGAAGCTTACCGTCGATTTTTTCAACACCGACAGCGCAGTGATATAATCAGCTGCTTTCACCTGATTAAAATCACCGTCGCTACCGCCTACAAAGGCCGCATTTTTTACTTCAATAGTCGTTGCCTGCGCTATTTGCTCCTGAGCATCATCACTCACCAGGGCTCGTAAACGCTTAGAACCATTTTCCAGAGCTGTAGCCAGAAAACCCGGATTACCCATATCCGAACGAGCTTCGAGGCCAAAGGAGACTTGATGTGATTCGAGGATCGCTACAGTACCGGCCTCGTCGGTTTCAGTTAACGAAAGGATGAGGAAACCATCCGCGCTTTCATCTTTGGTAAGCGTTAACGCGCGGTTGGTGGATGCATCGCCATCATCAATATAAATCATGGCCAGTGCATCCACGGGCAGAACCGGCACGGCGCCCGCATTAAAATTAGTACCGCTCGCTTCAACCGCTTTTGCCTCAGCATTAACAGTCAAAACGATGGCCGGAATTTTCATTCCCGGCGCGGGTACGCGCACGACGTAGCCATTGCCGCCTTTAGTCGCACGATCAACGTGGCGTAATGGCTCGAATGCCGCCCCTTGACGCGGATGGATCGCTTTGCCTAATACCGATTGATAATTATCAGCGTTAACAAATAAAACCTTTCCGATCTTCCCACGGCGGCTTAGTACCAGGCCTGCGAAAGCGGATGCGCCACCAGTCGCGACCGATGCGGTTGCATCAGCATTGACAGGCATAATAGCAGTGCCGGATGCCTGCCCAACAGCAAAAGGAATTTGTTTCATAACAGTAAATCCTTAAAGGCGTCCCGAAGGACGCCATTATTTTTATTTGGTTGTTACGGTCTGCTGCGCTACCGGAGCGTTGGCGTCGTCAGCCGGTGCGCCCTGAATTTTGAGGCCACTCTGCACGTCGTAAGCGCCAACTTTTTTGTTGGTAAGCTTGAGTTTGCAGAAATAGTTTTCACCGGAACGCGGATGCATTTCGTTCAGCGCGGAACCCCATAGCGTCGTGCGGTTGATCAACGATGGGTTAGTTTCATGAACGTAAGGGATAGCCGGTACCGCATCACCTGAAACCAGGCCAGCTTCACCGATTTGCTCACCACGTCCGTAGAACAGAATATCGCTACGCCCAAAATTGCAACCATCGTTAGTAAATTGATCGCAAACCATGTTCGGCACTTCATAGATACGATAAATACCAAACAGCATGCCGATATACTGGATATACGGCGTCTGCACATAGTCAGGGTCCATCACAAAGTATTGAGGCGGCAGAGACTTAATGAAGTTGGCTGCGTCGCCACCAGCGTAGCCACCACGAATACCGACTTTACGAGTCAGGTTAACCATCTCGGTGCTGAGTTCGCTTAAACGATGGCGGATCATGCCTACCCATGATTCGTATTGCTGGGCTTCAGGTAACGCCACGTCGAATTCGGAGTCGCGAACACAATGGAATGCCATGATACGAAGGCGCATCATGTCCTGCTCATGACTCAGCCAGTTACGCATGGCAGTAAACTGGATAGAGGCCATATTCAGACCAAACTCACGGCTGGCGTCTGACGCGGACATGACGGAATGCTCTGACGCGATCACATATTGAGATGGCGACATAGAGTATTTACGCATTGTCTGGTTGATAACCGGGATCAACTCGGGCGCTTTTTCGATATTGATTTCACACTGCGCACAGAGTTCGGTACCTGCAGCCGGTCCTTCAGTGAACACAACACTAATGGTGCCAGTGTCATAGTCCACCTTACAGGTGGCTGCAAATGCGTTGCCGTTCGCATCTTTATCGTTGAAGTACAGGTTGCCATCACCATCGTCCACTTTGGACATACGACGGTTAATTAACAGCTTGGTGCGGCCAGCCTTAATAGGCATGTTCTTGCCTTCCAAATCAGCGATTTTGAAGGTGAACGTTTTCTTGGAACCATCAGGCTGCGCGTTTTTCGGGAAAATATAAAAACGCTTGAGTTGGGCGTAACTGCCTGCACGTTGCATGTGCAACTCGTCGCCCTTTTTGAAGGAGCCAAACTCAGTGCCAGCGATATTGATCAGTTCATACACTTCGGCAAGGTCGCGGTCGCAAGGCACAAACGTACATGCATCGCTGGTGGCTGCACCCAAAGAAACCGGCAGAATCAACGCAACATATTGCGCCATGCGCATAATGCCGTCAGAGGTGCTCATGTCCGAAGCTACAGATTCAAACATGGCGCGGCCATTGCCTTCATGTTTTTCGCGGGCCGCTTCCAGCATCAGGTTTTCAGTGCAGCGCTGGGCGTTTGCCAGAACGTCCGCAGGCGGCAGACAACCGTTACGACGTTCATAGTCGATCATCGCAGAGGTCCAGCCTGCAGCGACGGCACGAACAAAACGGCGATCCACATTTTCAAACATTGGGTCTTTCATAGCGCAATCGGTAGCGATTGCCGCCAGCTCATTCTGATCAGTGATCAGAGTTCCGTTCCCATTACGTTGAATATCTACAGTAAAAGCCATTACTCGTGCGGCGCGGTTGTTAATGTCTTCAATGCGCGCGCGGGCAGGCGCAATATCTTTGCTCACAGTTCAGCCCCTATTCGGGCGCGGTGCGAGGTTACTTTTGACTCTTACAGTAAATCCACTTTGTACTTTGCAAAGTTAAAAATTATAGAATTTTTATTTATACGCCTTAGAATTAATATTATTTTAGTGTGACTTATTCACTTGGAGAATTACATGTCATACGAGGTGTTTTACCGGTACCCGGGCGGCGGAAACAGCCATTATCTGAAAACAGCGTCGCGTCGTATTGCGCATTCGCATTTGCTGGACATTCTTGATGAGGATGAGGTTAGAAGCCTTGCCTCGCATGTCGTAGTGCATTACGGTGGAAGGCCTATTCTTGACGCGCCAGCCTCATTGGATAGCGACAGTATTTTGCAGTCTGTAGACTATCCCCGCATTGGTCCTCCGCGACGCATTCAGAATCCGGTCACGCTTGCAGTCTATATTCCGAAAAAAGCTGCAGATTTCATTCGTGCCCGGGGGAACGGTTCACCTTCCGAAGGCCTGAAACGCATTCTTATGGAAGTAGGTGGCGATGAGATAGCGCGATGCTACCGGAGCGGGGAATAAGGCATATGTCCAGAACAGAGTATGAACGGCATAGTGTAGAGCGTAAATTGCGACTGCAATACATTGAGGCGATGTATGTGGTTACAGGCTCGATAAAACGTGAGGATATCTGTTACATGTTTTCCGTGGCGGAAGCTTGCGCATCGAGAGATATGCGACGTTACCACCAGCTGAACAAAGATACTTATCTCAATCACCGGAACAAAACATGGACCGTATGTGATGATTTCAAACCGGTTGCAGGGTTGTTGCACATGCCTCACCTTGAATTCATAAAAACTCTAAAATATCTTTTAAATCAATAAGTCATTCCGGGGCTGGCGAACATTTACGCCAGCTTAGGACGTATTCGACTTAGCTGCAAAATCTAGTCACATAACCTTACATCCTCTATACTGTATTTTTATACAGTATTAAATCATTTGGATGTGATGCTTATGTTACTGATAAATACAAAAAACAATCCTGAGCGCCTTTCAATCCCTCTTTTTCTTGAGCGGTGTGCCGCTGGTTTCCCGAGCCCCGCGCAGGACTATGTGGAGGCTGAACTTGATTTAAACGAATATTGCATTCGACACCCGGCAGCTACTTTTTTTGTTCGCGCTAGTGGCAACAGCATGAATGATTTAGGCCTTAAAGACGGCGATCTCCTTGTTGTTGATCGTTCACTGAGGCCGGAACACGGTGATATCGTCATTGCAGAGGTTGACGGTGGATTTACCGTTAAGCAATTACTAACCCGGCCAACACTTGCTCTGCAGCCCATGAACCCCGCTTATTCCGTAATTTATCCAGACCCGGATACCCTTTTCATTTTTGGCGTAGTGACTCATTTCGTACACACAACCAGGGGAAAAGCCTGATGTTCGCCCTGGCGGATGTGAACAGCTTCTATGCCAGCTGTGAGAAGGTTTTCCGGCCAGACCTTCGTTACAAGCCAGTTGTCGTTTTATCTAATAACGATGGGTGTGTTATAGCGAGGTCGAAAGAGTCGAAACGGCTGGGTATAAAAATGGGGGTGCCGTGGTTCCAGCTAAAAAACATGCAATTCCCGGAGCCGGTGATCGCATTTTCAAGTAACTATGAGTTATACGCCAGCATGAGTGCGCGAGTTATGAATTGCCTTGAATCGTTATCGCCTCGCGTCGAGCCCTACTCAATTGATGAAAGTTTTGTTGACGTGCGGGGCATCGATAACTGCATGTCATTTGAAGCCTTTGGCCACGAACTTAGAGACCATGTGTACCGTTCAACAGGGCTAACGATCGGTGTTGGTATTGGTCCCACTAAAACACTGGCTAAAGCCGCTCAATGGGCCGGGAAAGAGTGGCCTCAATTTCATGGCGTGCTGGCCTTAACCCGGAGTAACCGAAACAGGATAGACAAAATGCTGTCATTAATGCCCGTTGGTGAAGTTTGGGGCATAGGCAGTCGTACAACTAAAAAACTGAGTGCGCTCGGTATTACCACAGCTCTGGATCTGGCAAGAATGCATCCGGCGTTTGTTCGTAAACATTTCAGTGTAGTTATGGAACGAACCGTGCGGGAGCTGGGTGGCGAAAGCTGTATTGAACTGGAAGAGGCGCCGCCAGCAAAACAGCAAATTGTCTGTAGCCGCTCTTTCGGACAGCGTATTACCACTTATGAGGAAATGAGGCAGGCAGTGTGCCAGTACGCTGAAAGAGCAGCTGAGAAATTACGACTGGAAGGCCAGTATTGCCGTCATATTGCCACGTTTATCAAAACATCATCGTTTAATGCTCATGAGCCCTACTACGGCAATGTGGCGAGTGAAAAGCTGGCCGTTGCCACCCGAGATAGCCGCGACGTGATAAAGGCCGCTATACGAGCCTTAGATCGCATATGGATGGACGGTTATCGATATGCAAAGGCGGGGGTGATGCTGAACGATTTTGTACCGACCGGTATTAGCCAATTAACGTTGTTTGATGATGTTCAACCAAGCGCAAATACTGATCAGTTAATGAAGGTTTTGGACGGTATTAATAATTCAGGCTTAGGCCGCGTCTGGTTTGCTGGTCGGGGTGTTGCTCCAGACTGGCAGATGAAGCGAGAAATGCTTTCACCAGCATACACCACAAGGTGGAGCGAAATCCCTCGAGCTCAGTTTTAAGTGTGTGCTGACGGGATAAAGATGTGCGCTGGCGGGAGGTGCTTTGAAAATGTGTGTTGGCGGGAAAGTATTGACTCTACAGTGTGTGCTGGCGGGAACAAAGGCGCTTTAAAGGGCTTCGTAGGGTAATATTAAGTCCGTAAAAAGCCAGCCATCCCACCAGCGCACATTTTTGCATGATGATATCCCGCCAGCGCACATCTTCTTTATGTTTTATCCACATATCCACTTGATAGATCCAATAAATAGATCCCAAAGAGATCCCATATAGTACCAAACAGATCCCGGACGCCTGAGAGCCGCGCCCCGCCTGGCTTAAAGACCTTTTTAGATGTGTGCTGGTGGGATAAAGGTGTGTGCTGGCGGGATGAATATGTGTGCTGACGGGTTGAAAATGTGTCTTGCCGGGATGTAAGGTGTGTGCTGGCGGGATATGCGATCCTTTTATCCACACTATTCACAAATCACCTCCGGTTAAGGCAACTGCATGACTGATAAGACTTTTATTTCCGACGCGCTATTCAGCGACATGGAAAAGCGGGAAAAACAGTTAACAGTTAACTCTAACAACACCGTTCAGCCGGTGGCGTTAATGCGTCTCGGCGTTTTTGTACCTAAACCCACGAAATCCCAGGGGAACAATAACATTGTGGATGCCTCTGAGTTGTTTTCTCAACTGGAGATAGCGCGGGCAGAAGGGTACGACAACGTAAAGATTGGCGGGCCTCGCCTCGATATGGATGTGGATTTTAAGGTATGGATAGGGGTGATCTTCGCTTTCAGTAAATACGGGCTTAAAGCGAATAAAATCCAGCTTAAATTCACAGAATTTGCTAAAGGGTGCGGCTTTAGTGCAAAACGCATGGATGGTCGGTTAAGGCTCTCCATACACGAATCCTTGGGCAAGTTGCGTAACAAATCGATCTCTTTTAAGCGCGGCGAGGATGCGCGCGGGAGTTATCAAACAGGTTTGCTTAAAACCGGCTATTTTGATGCGGATCGTGACATTGTTGAGCTGGAGGCGGATGAAAAGCTATGGGAGCTTTTCCAGCTTGATTATCGGGTTTTGCTTCAACAACATGCCATTAAAGCGTTACCGAAGAAAGAAGCTGCCCAGGCGATATATACCTTCATTGAAAGCCTGCCAGCCAGTCCGATTCCCGTTGCCTTTTCACGGCTGCGTGAGCGCCTTTCCCTGGCTTCCAGTGTAAGCGAGCAAAACCGAACAATTAAAAAGGCGTTAGAGCAGCTGCAAAAGATAGGTTATCTGGAGTTCACGCTCACGAAGAAAGAACGTGAGAATTATTTGATTATTCATAAAAGAAACCCAAAGTTAAAACCGACAGATCTGTAGCGCCCTTATATGCACAGATTTATAAAAACCATTATTAAAAGGGTCGCATAAATGGTTACTTCTACCACAGCGCATTTACCAATACCTAAATCATGGGATGAATTTGAGGATATTTGCAAAGATGCTTTTTCTCTTAGATGGAATAGTCCTGATTTACAAAGGCATGGCCGGTCAGGTCAAAAGCAAGATGGCGTTGACATATATGGTCACGACCATCTTGCTGATTTTGTAGGAATACAGTGTAAGAATACGCATTCAGGTATTAATAAATCCGTAATAGATGAAGAAATTTTGAAGGCGGAGAAATTTCGTCCTGAACTTGATGCACTGTACATAGCTACAACCGCTCCAAGAGACACGGAGATTCAGCGCCATGCGAGAGACGTTTCCGAGGCAAGAAAAAAAGGAAACAAATTTCCAGTAAATGTTGTTTTTTGGGACGATCTAACTCTCGATCTGAGTCGAGATGATACAGTTATTAGAAAGCACTTTCCTATGTTTTTTGTGGAAAAAAAGCTTACAAAGGAAGAGCAATTACGCAATAGAGACATTTCAAACTTGAAATCGTTATTGAAGTTGATTGAATTTAACGTAACCCTCAGAAGATTAAATAGGGACGCTAAATATATACATCATTTGCTAGTCGAAGAATTTCATAACGTACTCAATTTACGCCTTTCGTCTGTGTTTTATCTTAATGATAAAAAGCTTATGAAAATGATAGATGATATGATTTTAGAGTGGTGGGAGCTCCACCATTTATGCGGCAAGGCGCCATATGATTATATTGATCATATCTCTGCTTTTTCTTTTACCATGCCCGGCGATATCTGTCGCAATAAAGAAGAGGATGCCTTGTATGAGCAAATTTCTAACCAAATGAAAACACTAATGAAATCTATCACTTCTTTTTGCGATTTTCTTCATTCAAATTACCATGAGATTGATTTGAACATTACCAATCTTGAAGCACAAAGATTTTATAGCTGAACCGGTTATAAACGCAGGGAGGCGCTTCTTGCCTCCCTCTTTACTATTACAGTATTACTGTATTACTGTGTTAGCGCCATATTGTAATCGTTACGCAACATATTACGTTCGTTACACTGCTCTACCGCGTCATAGAGCGTTTCAGTGTATGCCGGATATAGCTCCAGATATTCAGGGCTATCCTCTGGTATCAGACACGGCTGGTAAGGCATCGGCTGGCTTTTGGGAAGTGTTACCACCTTCGTTGTTGTTATGACTTTTGGTGTTGATGTGTTTTGCTCGTTCGCGCTGCATCCTGACAATATTATCAGGCACACGAAGATTTTGAAGGCCCGCGCGCTTAATTTCGGTTGTGATGCTAATGATGGCATTTCGGCTTTCCTCGCTCAGTTTTGATAGCCTGGCTTCCAGTTCGTTTTGTTTTTGAATATGTGATTGCAGAGCCGTATCACGCTCTTTGAGCGTGGTTTCGAGTACGCCGATGTGGTCCTGCTGCTGAGCCAGGGAACTTGTCAACGTGGTTATTTGCTCCTTCTGAGACGCGTTTTCTTCGTCCAGAGCCTTTTTGTCTCCTTCAAGGCTGGCAACGTACTCAAAGTGGTTCGTTATGCTGCTGTATGCCTGAATAAGCGCGTAGCTGAACACCGCCAGGACGATTGCCACCAGCGGCGCTTTAACTCCTGAAAACATATGTCACTCCTATTTCAATGCGTCGATAACGCCTGGTGGCATGATCGCGGCAATAGCCGGGGCCATAATGGGATCAGCCGCCAGCCCGACTGTTAACGTAATTGCGACGGCATTGTTTAACGACTTCTTGGCCGTGGCAGTTGCCTGGTTTACCTGGTTTGTGTAATCCACAGTTAAGCCGGTATGTTGATTTAGTGATGAAAACAGCCCGTCCAGGGTTTGCGTTGCCACTCGCAGATCGTCAATTTGTTTGGTCGTTAATGGTGGGGGCGCTCCAGCGCCGCCAGTTCCACCAGCGCCGCCAGTTCCACCAGCGCTGCCACTGCCTGACGTTGTTTCATCTGGCGCCGTAACTACCACGTCATTGATTGACTTCATGGCTTTAACCAGGTCAGCGAGGGTTATTGCGTGTAATGCATTACGCAACGCGCGAGTGGTCACTACGTCATTAAGTGCCGCGACAAGAGGGAAAACCGGAATCGGGTTAAGTCGATTACCCTTCGCGTGGCATTCCCAGCCAATTTTCATCTGTAACAGTTCAGAGGGGGTTAGATAGGGCGTTATCGCCTTACTGAATCCACCTGCGGCACTGCCAGCCTGCGTTAGCTGGCTGGCGTAACCTGGGATTTTTAAGATGTATTGTGTGATGGTTGAAGGGTAGTCAGCGCCATCCACCAGCAACGGCTTTAGGGTATTGGCCAGCTCGCTTGCCAGCGTCACGGATTCGCCGCATACCGTAACTGGAATGGGGGTAACTGCACCCTCTGCATTGAGGATGCAAAACGCAGTAATTTGTTTGTTGTCGTCCAGCATTAGACCACCTGAAAAAATGGATCGCCGGTTGCGACGACTGAACCGCAAGAAACCGGGTCCGAAACACACACAATGGGTTTCCCGTTCACCGTAAACCACGGGCGGGTAGATACGGCTACGCCGCTATGGGATGAATTACCGTCTGAATGGTCCGGGAACAGGTTTCCGTCCACCAGCACTGCCTTGCCATTAATTTTCAGAAATGGTTCCGCCTCAGCGGTTTTCCGTGGCGGGAATCCGCCATGCCCGGAACAGATTGAGTCGATAGTTCCTGCTGCGCTCATAGTGCCTCCTGAAAAGATTCAGGGGCAGGATAGGGGGTTTGTGATTTGGGCAAAAAAAAACCCCGCCGGATAGCGGGGTTTGTATTAGTTCAGCGTCAGTTGGCTGGGGCGGCAATCGTATAACTCTGCCAACTTTTCCAGTGTGGCAGAACGGGGATTAGCTGATTTCTCCAGTTGAGAAATAGCGGATTGTTTGACGCCCAGCTTTTCCGCTACATCAGCCTGTGACAGACGGCGAAAGATACGCCAGGCTGCTTGTAGCGTAACTTGGTTATCCACCATGATGCTTATCACATCATGTGGAACGGTTTCATCATCATTGTCTCCGCTGGCAAAAGGAATAGATTGATAGTCCTCGTCACGATCAGCGGCATTCAACAAGTCTTGATACATTTCAATAGGAAGAACAACGGAGGTGCGATTTCCTTGTTCATCAAACATGTACTGTATCTTTTGCATAATCTCTAATCTCTAGTATTCAAAGTATTCACGATAGTCTTTGATAGTCGTTTCAGGGTTTAGATACTCATTATGGGTATTACATTAAAATTTCATGGATAACTTACTTTTTAAAGATAGAGTTTTTTCAATACAGGATTATGGTTAATTTCAGTCAGAAGTGGGGGGGAAGCCCCCCCAACTTCTGACTTAGTACGTCTTACTTGTCCTTCGTAAAACCTCCTGAATCTCAATGATTTTTGGGCCGTTATCAAACTCAAAAATCACCCTGTAATCACCAATCGTGAGTCGATATTTCGAACCCATGTCGGTGAGTTTTTTTATATCCAGATTTACCGAAGGGAAGCCGGTAAGCATGGCTACCTTGTCCTTCACGGTTTTTTGATATCTGGTATCTATTTTCGAGAGCTGTTTAATGGCTCTTTGAGTCCAGTTTACCTTAACCATAAGTCCCCATTTTTAAAGAGCTTATCCACAAGGGATGTATGTAATATAAGTCTTTATACTTATAACGTCAAGATAGAATCTTATGTTTTTATAAGTGTTTCGGCTCGCCTATCATTTGTGTGATGTAAGTGCAACTCTACGATTCTGAAAGTGAATAGGCCTTGCAATATGAAGGCCAATTGTTATTCTTTGCGCCGCAGGTCACATTACCTGTCGGGCGTGGAAACCCGGAAAAGCAAAAGACGGTTCAGAGCGTCAGAAATGACAGCTGCTCTGTACCGTAGCGTCAGCGCACCCAAAAAACGGCTAATGCCGTTCGAATTATGGTGGCGCTGGCAGGGCAGCTTACGGGCTGGCCGGTATTCTTTTGCGCCGGTATTTCCACTCCTGTCAGTGTCACCACCATTTTCCGTAAAGTAACTTCCCGGTGGTGATAGCAATACCAAACGAGGGATTTTACCGTGTCTTATCTTGCCCCTATCCTTGCCCCCATCTTACACCCCTTAGTTGCGTCCTCCGGCGATACCGGCTTAGACATGAATGCGGCAATTACTGGCCTCTTTCATGGGTACAATTCTGAATATTGCCGCCGCCAATGCTGGACACCTGCTGAACATGTGACCCTTGAAGGGGAACAGATGGTATTCAATGACGCTGCTGGTGGAATGACAGCTTATCTCCCATCTGTAGCTGATCTACTCGCGCTGGATTGGATTCTGGTATAGCCCCCACAAAACAGTAAATCCTGATCTCTGTCATACAAAAATGCATTGCCAACCTAATACTGTCACATCATAATCTTGTACTACTGTATTACACTATTACAATGTGACAGGCTTAACGGGGGGAGTGAATGATAGTACTGCTGGGTTCACAAAAGGGCGGCGTAGGGAAATCAACGCTGGCCGTCAGTATTGCCGCTTATCTAATGGAGTTAGGTAAAACAGTTATTATTGTTGATGCCGACGATCAGAAATCAGCATTAACCTGGTATAACAACCGGGACGAAAACATGCCTCGCCTGCCTGTAGTTGCAGCTACCGGCAATATTAAAAATACCCTTATCGAAATGGACAGGCATTACGATTTTGTCATTGCTGATAGCGCCGGACGCGATAGCTCTGAGCTCCGCTCTGGCCTGCTGGCTGCTGACATTTTCCTGTCACCCCTCCGCCCCTCTCAGATGGATCTTGATGTGGTTCCGCATACGTGCGAGGTGTTCACCACGGCGAAAGACTTTAACGAGAAAGTTAAGGGTTATCTGGTTCTCAACATGACACCAACAAATATGTTTGTGAATGAAGGGAATCTGGCGTCGGAAGTTCTGAAAGACTTCCCGGCTATGATGCAGGCTGAGACGCGCGTTTGCGATCGCAAAGTTTTTCGTGATACCTGGGCAACCAGTACCACTATTTTTGAAGCCGAAAACGAAAAGGCAAAAGAAGAGATTCGCAATCTGGTTAATGAGGTGATTTTGTGAGAAATCGAAGCCACACCCCACCGCCGCCGCGTGACGAAGACGAATTTATTAAGCTTGGGACAGCCTCCCAGCCAGTTGCTACCGCTGGTGGCGCTAAAGCCCGAACAAAAACGTTCCCTGTTACCGTGTCACTGACAGAAGCCAACCTGAACGATGTGAAAACACACCTCCAGTACGCTGCTGTACAAGGTGAAGTGAGCATGTCGCGTACTGACGTCATGAAGGCGGGATTACTGGCGCTAAAAGAGTTTACGCCAGAACAGATACTGGAATTTATGCGTAAAGTAAAAGTTTAAAAAAGGCCGCGTATGCGGCCTTGTTTGCTTGAAATTCTCTACGGTCTGCGGTCGCCTGAAACTGAGGACGTAAGAGCCAGCGTTTAGCGATCTGGTTTAAATCGGCATGTTTCATTGGAGTACCCCGATAATATCTAAAGCCAGCTCACGTTTATCGCCTTTGCACGACATTGAGCGCCGCGCAAACAGGTCACGCACGTTAAAACCGGCCTTTGTGTACGCCTCAATCAACGCCGGATGCCCTGAGTTAGTTACCACTACTCGCGCGCCGCGCTGGTGAGCCGCAACCATCTCATTCAGCAACTGCCAGTGATGCTCATCGGTAAACGGCTCCTGGGTGTATTGTGTGAATCCTGTAGTTTCGGGAAGGGACATATACGGCGGATCGCAAAAAACAACATCATCTTTTCCCGCCAGGCGGATAGTGTCCACGAACGAGCGGCAAGCGAACTCGCAAAGGTGTGCCATCGCACTGAATGCCACCAGCTCGGCCTCGGGGAAATATGGCGCTTTGTATTTGCCATACGAGGTATTGAACTCGCCTTTTTTGTTGTAACGCGTAAGCCCGTTAAATGCGTGTCGGTTCAGGTACAGAAACGCTGCTGCCCGCTCCACAGATGTATAATGCATGCTATTGAAATGGCTTTTGATATCTTTGAAAGCGCTATTGGTATTTTGGGTTTGAAACATCAGGCGGGCTTTATCAATGACTGCTCCAGGTCTTTGCTGCAATGTTTGGTAAAGACAAATCAGATCAGCGCCGGTATCGCCCAAAATGTACCGCTCAAAGCCTGGTGCATTCATAAAAATTGAACCTGCCCCTACAAACGGTTCAATCAGGCGTTTACCGCCGCCAACAGAGGGCAGAATCTGGTCAAGCTGAGATGATTTGCCGCCAGCCCATTTAAGGAAAGGCCTGTTACGCTCAGGCTTGTTGCTGGTGGCCGGTGCCTTACGTGAAGGCCGTACCGGTACTGGAGTGTCAGTCATAATTGAAGCCCTAAGAGCATGAGTGATTCGTTTCATGAGCCAGCGCATAATCGGCACGGCCATCGAGTTACCAATTGCTTTGTAGCGGGGGCCATCAGTTGCCGGTTTCCCCTTATAAAGAACATTGGTGTGGTAGTCGGGGAAGCCCTGCAATCGCTCGCACTCAAGCGGCGTGAGTCGGCGAACCTTTAAACGAGGTATGGCATCAGAGCGGTAAGGGAAGGTGATAAATGTTTCAGTATCAAAGTCGATGCGCTGGTTACTGGTAGTCAGAGTTGTAGAAACTCTGATTGCACCTCCTGTATTACCCCCACCAAAAGCGATCGGCGTTAGTCCTCCTGAAAAGGGGTTGTTACCCCTTCGGTGAGCACACGATGTAGCAGTGCGGGTAACGTTCGATTCCGGTTTGTGGCTCGGCGAAGTAGCCCTTCGCATGCTTTCGAACTCAGTAAGTACCTTGATGGGATCGAATCCGTTTCGAGCACTTGCGATAACGAAACAACGTCTGCGTCGTTGGGCCACTCCGAAAAATTGGGCATCGAGTAACCGCCAGGCAACGGCGCGCTGCTGTCCATAAGCACCACCAGCGTGGGGCCATTTTGCAGTATGGATACGGGCTGTTTTTTTCCATCGCCAGAATTTGCTGTTTTTACCGGCGTCAGGTCGTGAACCAGGTTCGATTGCTTCATCTGCGCCAGCCAGTCCGGCAATGAAATTTCCAAAGGCATTGTCGTGGCTGGAGAGGACGCCAGGGACGTTTTCCCATACGATGATGCATGGCGATTTTCCCTGGGCTTTTCTAACGTCGTCAATGGCATTTGCCAGCTCCACAAAGGCTAAAGTTAATTGGCCGCGCGCGTCTGAAAGACCGGTGCGCATACCCATAATGCTGAATGCCTGGCAGGGTGTGCCGCCTACCAGAATATCGGGCGCTTCTACTTCACCGGCGCGAATCGCGACGGCGATTTTTGTCATATCGCCTAAGTTTGTGACCTGGGGCCAATGATGCGCCAGTACAGCACACGGGAACGGTTCAATTTCGGCGAACCATGCCGGGCGTAAGCCCATTGATTCCCAGGCTATGCTGGCGGCCTCAATACCACTGCATACCGAACCGTAAGAAAGGGGGGTATTCATTGGCTCCCGGCCTCGTTTAGGGCATAAGAAATTCGTGCGTCAGATATTGCAACGTAGTGGGGTTCCCGCTCTATGCCGGTAAAGTCAAAGCCGCCCTGGACGGCGCCAACTCCCGTTGAACCGCTACCCGTAAAAGGATCGAGAACATGGCCGCCTGCGGGCGTGATAAGCCGTATCAGATACAGCATTAGGTTGACCGGCTTTACGGTTGGATGGTTATTGCCGCTGGTGGCTGTGTTCTCAATCTGGCGAAGCGTTGAACCATGTGAAAATTGCGGACCTGGGCTTTTCAATCCTCGATGCCGCTCGGAAGGGGAGGATTTTGCGCAATAGAAGAATCGTGCGGCGCTGCCCTTGTCGCCATGATGTAAGGTTCCTACGCGCTTGCGCATGTTCAATACCTGACCAGTAGCCGCTGCGGAAGGCTCGTTACCGGTCACGGGGGCAAGAGCACCAGCTTGTGCCGGGAATAGACTGGTTACAGGCTCACTACCATCATGAATAAGGTTTGCTGGCCATCGCCCCGCTGACTGCGCATCGACACTCCCTTTACTGATTCGGCAAGCATCAATATTTAGCGCTCCGGTTCCATACCGTCGCATGTTCTCTGCAACGGTGCCTTTAAAGGGCTTCCGTGCGACGGTAATAGGCTCCAGTGCAGGTTTCAACGCAGTGCCCCAGCCTTTCAGTTCATCTTTCAGGTTAAGTGACTTAGGGAAGCCACTACCGTAAATCCATGCGAAAAGCGCATCGACAGAAAGTACCTGCGAGAAAAGTTTGATTTGGTCGGGATTGAGCGAGTTAAGAAAGTTTCTGAAAACCTCTTCGGTATCGTAAAGCGACGCCATCATATCGCGCAGCTCAAAACCTGCATCCTCTATACGAACGGCCATTCGGTGTTGGGTGCGCGTTCCTGCAAAAGCCAGCAAGTGTCCACCTGGTTTCAAGACGCGCAAGCATTCCGCCCATATTTCCGTAGTCGGCACGTCGTAGTCCCATTTCTTACCCATAAACGACAGACCGTAAGGAGGATCGGTAACTATGGAATCAAAGGTGTTGTCTGGCAGAGTTTTTAATACGTCCAGGCAGTCACCGGTAAATAGGCGAGTTTTAACGCTCACATTCACCTCCCAGCGCCTCAATTAATGAGGCCACCAGCGCGCTAAACTCCGCTTTAAAGAGAATAAAATCAGCGACGATGCGTGAGTGGATATCTTCACGCTCAATGTCGTCATTCTGGTCGCGAAGTTCGTCGGCGTAATGCACCGCCTTAATCGTCATATCGTCGGCAAGACGGAAAGTAATGCGTGATTGCCAGTCCAGCGAAAGCGTGGTTGCCACCTTGCCAGCCTCAATATGAGTTGCTATTTCATCAGTGAAAAGATCCTGCTTGCTGACGCGTAACGCCCCACCAGCCTCTAATATCGCTTTCAGTACAGCCTCTGTTCCCACGCCGTAACCAGCGGGCATTTGATTGGTTTTCAGCCAATCTGTAATGGTTAATTCAATGGGGGTTTCCATCGTCAGTGGTACAACCGGCAATGAGCCGAGGGTTTTACGCAATAACGCGAGTAAATCTTCGGCGGCACGGGCGCTGGAGGCTTCAACGTAAACCAGCTGGCGTTCGATATCGATCCAGAGGTAATTGCATACAGATTTGGTAAACGCGCGGGGAAGTAGTGAGTGCAACACTTCATCCTTGAGGCTAACACGCTCAGCGCGGCGTACTTTCCGTCCCTGGTCCGCTTCAATTGCAGCTATACGTTCCGCTACGGCCTCGTTTACTACGGCTGGTGGCAGGATTTTGAACTGGTGCTGACAGCACAACAGGACACTGCGCTCATGCTCAATGAAAAGGCCTTCTGGCGTAACGTTTACCCAACCTCTGCGGCCCATATCCTGTGAACCGCAAGGGGTAAAGATGTACGGTGTCAGTTGTTCCGTAAGCTTTTCTTTGTCCAGCGTAAATTGACGGGACAGTCGGTAAATACAGACGTTTTTAAGAAACGGTGTTTTCATTACAAATTACCCAATACACATGTTCAGGGTAATTTAACAAATGTTCCTTAGAATTACTGTTATTTTATTTCGAAAAAGCAACCGATGTTGCCTTACCCGTGAGTGGGCCTGCGGCTTCAAAGTCCAGTTTCGCACCGGCTTTCATCCCCATTTCTGCGCCGGATTCAAATAGGATCTTGCCGCCTGCTTTGGCGATGATATCTCCGGCCATATGAAGTAATAAATTACCCGGCCCTATGAGATACATTTCCCCGGCCTCGTTAATTCCAACTCGCGCACCAGCGGCGGTATTGGCTATCTCATAACCCCCACCAGCGGTGCGAACCTCAAGAAGGTTGTTTCGATGGACAACGAAGTCCTCTGACGAGGCTATTTTCGGGCGCGCCGGGGCTCCTTCGATTTCGCCCGGCGTCCACGGCTCTCCCTGCCCGGATACTTCCGGCGCAACGTTAGGTACACCGCCTGGAGCGTCCTGTGCCCCGCCCACGATCAGCGGCCTGCGCGTATCTGGTTTTCCCCGGGCATCGGTGTACGGAAATTCCACCCATACCAGATCGCCGGTTTTGGTGGGTGTAAATGCGTTACCGATCCCCAGCATGTATTCGGCCCATGGCAGACTTTCATCGGGTACGGCATTCCAGTCCGGCAATAATCGAACCTGCGCGCGCACCAGTCCGCCAGGGTGTTTGGTTCCTACTATTAAAGCGCGGCACTTACTCAATGTTTGGCACTCCCAAAATCATGCGCGTGGTATATGAAATACGGTCCTCAAAATGGGCCACACGCTCAACGATAAAGTTCTTTGGTAGTGACTCATCTACTCGATTCTGGTTGTCGTAGCGATGAATCAACACTCCGATCACCATGCCAGCGGTGATATCCGGGTTTCCGGTGGCTTCAATGTCCAGTTTTGGTATAAGGATCTGCTGCATGTTTTTTAGTGTGGACATATCCGCATCTGAGACATATTTAACCGGCAGCGCCGCATCCCCAGCTTCCAGATACCCGTCAGTCATTGAATACCCAACAAACCGGTATTGGCGGCTTTCAGTGGTAGCAAAATCATTGTTCAGATTCTGCAATCGGCTGATCGTGTAGTTTGCTGCTGGGTTGTTCGCCTCATAAATATATGCAGCTTTGGTTTTAATGAGTCGGGACATTTCTTTCACACAAAATTTGCCACGCGCCATCCATACCAAAGCGCCGTTATCGCTCGCCATTTGACTTAAAACCAGTGACGGCTTTTCACCCATGTTTAGGTGATACGTGCTCGCTTTTTTGAATGAATCTGCATCGACAGTCATTCCATCCGCTAACTCACGTAAAATGTCTCCTGGTTGTCTATTGGCATAAAGCCGCGCCGCTGCAGTTGGGGTTTTCAGGCGCTTTAAATCTGCGCTAACGGCGGTGATCTGAATAACATCACCCCTGGCTGGTGCAGACGTCACAAAAAAGGTCTCTTTGATAGTTCCGCGAGTGCCGGTGGGGTCGCCGAACTCGGCCACAAGCGAGGAACCATAACGTGCATGAAAATCATCAGTAATTGAGCCCGTTGCATCCCTAACCTCAAGGCGTATCAGAGGGCCGGTAAGCCGGGTTTTTTCGATGTACAACGTACTGTTTACCCATTCGCGCGGTATGACCTGGCCATTAAGTGTGGCTGACTGCAAAAAGTATTGCTGGAGCTGTGCCATATCTATCACTCCATCATTGTGCCGGATGTTTCAAAACGGATGCGCTTGGCATCCACTTCCCAGGCGATATAAACATCTGCCATAACAGTGATCATTGCCTGGGCGGCAAAAACGCGATTTTCTGTAAGCGGAGGTGAAATATCGGTAAATCCGGTGCTTTTTGCTTCGGTTATGCAGCAATCTATTTCCGCCTGGACATTAAGGAGCGTCTCGAAGGCTTTAAAGCTGGTGTTAGACAGGAATTGCATATCACCGGCAAAGGCATTGCACATCAGGCCCAAGGTCGTTTTTTCTGCGGAAATGAATGAGATGTTATATGTGAGAGTGGCTTTGGTGATTTCCAGCTCGGCGACAGGCGTAAAATTGTCTTCCGCATACAGCATTCCAGCATTACGACGGTTGCGCTGGTTATCGTTGCTTTCATAGGCCAAATCAAACGAGCGGGAGACATTCACTACCGGCAGCGCGTCACGGTTAACAATCACCTTTTTAGGCACCCGGTTACGTCCGGCAGCTGCACGGCGTAGCGCCGCCAGGAATTCAACCACTGAATCATATTGACCGACGAAAACTCGCTCATCCGGCTCGCGGGCGAGAAAGGACGCAAATCGTGCTCTTGCCGGATCAGGATGCGTCACAACAACACGGCTAAAAGTAGCATCAATTTTTGATGCGACGGCTTTATCAACAGCTGAAAATCCCGTCACTTCAAACTTACCTGTTCGCGTTAATTCCCATTCACGATGGCGCGCAAGTAGCTCTTTATTCACTTCACTATCCCTCCCTCGGTTGAATCCAGGTTGCGCGCAGGTATGCAGTAATACAGCGAACCGACATGCTGAGTACCAAAACTGAAAATACGATGCACATACCACCAGCGTTGCGCCAGGTTGCCGGAAGCCATTTCCTCATTCCAGGTAAGGATCGAGCCGACACAAACCCCTTCGGCAGCGATGCGTAACAACTGAATTTCTTCGGCAAGTCCGTCCTGTTCACCGTCAACGTCTACAGCCTGAAATGAGTCCCGTTCATCAGGGCAATCAACTACTTTTACTTTGATGGGTTCCAGGTAACGTAAATCGCGCTGGTTATTACTGATTTCAGTGAAAGATGGACCTTCCAGCCCTGTATCATCATCAATCTCACCAACGTCTTCAGGGTCGGGCCGGAATAGAAGTGCGTCGAAATTGTCCGGGTCCATTTCAATCACTCTGATCCAGTCTTTGCGGACCATCGCGTTTAGCGGCGCATGCCCTTTAAATCGTGGTTTTAAGCTGGTGTCCTGCTCGCGTGAGGCAAGATCCGTAGGCAAACTTGCGCTATCAGGCTCGGCATCGTTATCGTCAGCAACGGCGTCCTGTTCCGGCTCGTTGTCGATGTGTGGCGGCGGGGAAACTTCCGCGTCCAAATCGATTATCTTTTCTTGTGGGGATTGTTCTGGCTGCGGCTGGGCGACAACGGGTTTATCCTCGTCGTCATACCACTCGTCGTAGGGTCCGGTCATTGTGAATTACCTTTGTTTTTCACGTATTCAATAAAGCGCTTATCCGCCTCAGTGCGGGAAACCCCCATCGCCACCAGCGCATCGGTAAAGGCTTGTTTTTGCACTTTGAACTGATCAGCTAATTGCTGCTGTAGCAACTTGCTTTTCTCTTTTTCCTGTTTGAGTTTCTTCTCTTTCTCGGCTGCGCGGGCGCGCTGAGATGCGCTCATTTTTTTGGCTTTAACAAGCTGCTTGCTCAGCTGGTCCAGCTTCTTAGCGTCTCGACCAATCTGTTTACCCAACGCCAGCTGGCGCTTCTGATAGCGCTCAAACTCGACTTTAGCGGCGTTTTTATTGGTCAAAGAACTGCGATTCTTTCCAAACAGCTTGCGATCTTCATCAGTGAAATGCTGTGTGGTACGACGGCGATCGTCACCAAAAGCTACGCGGGCCGCCGCTTTCAACATTGCTTTGCCGATAACCATTTGCCAGCTGGTGGATTGAAGGCGCGTCATGGCATGGATCACATGCTTGCATGCGACACCACTGAGGTTAGGGTTTCGGATTTTCGGAAAGGCATATTCTTTCGGCGGGGCCAGGGCGAAATTCCCTGCTGTAGCAATATAGCGGTACCAGTATTGATGGCGTCCGCAATCGCAATCAAAAGAGATACGACCGGCACAAAGTCGCTTAGCTACCTTAATGGCGTTCTTTTCATCGCTCAGGTCGTCGATGAGCTCGTCCCATTCTTCGAAGCGAACCTTGACGCGGTGATGTTGGTCCTCACTCCGTTCGGAGGCCTCCACACTTACTGAAATGATATTGTGTTTAAGTGCCGATGGCGTTGCCCGCTTAATGCCAGAACCGTCGTCTACTTTGTTGTTGGCGCGTTTTATATCAATATCGAGACTCGCGGCCACAAGTTGAGCATACGTGATCCCCGCCACGCCAGAATTGAATTGCTGGCGCGCTTGCTTTCGCTGATTGGTGAAGTTCTTCAGGTCGTCTTCGGTAAAAAAGGTGCCGTCTTTCTTTTTCTTGCCCAGCGCAATAATGTCGTCAGCTGATTTATTTTTAAGCGTAAGCGGGGTAAGTGTGCGACGCGCGGCGCGGCGCTTTCGGCGTTTGTCGTCCTCAATCTGATTGAAGAGACGCTCGAACTGCTTTGAAGACAAGCCTTCTGTCAGATAGCGCCCGTTGCTGGCGCGGAGGAACTCAGCCACTTATCAACTCCGGGGCGCCGGAATAATCGCGCATACGGTCCCGCAACCACGTTAACGAGGGCAGAGTGAGCGTTTTGCCTACTGGCATAGATTCTGTTTCTGATTCGTGGCCTACCAATAGTCGGAAAACCCAGCGTAAATCTGCATTTTCATAGGCTCTGTGAGCGGCCAGGTCGGAACGTTGTGCCTCATCAGGCTTAATGGTGTATGGGAAATTATCAACGTTAAAGCTGGTGGCCCGCGCGATCACTTCTTGATGGAAAAGCGCCAGTAATACAGCGTCCTCAATTGTACGATCATCCAGTCGGTTGTAACTCAAAGCACCACCTCATCATCGCTGATACGGGTGCCTGCCAACGTTTCAGGTACTGCAGCGGAACTAACTTTGTGCTGGTGACTAACGATTTTTGCAAAGACACCCAAAAGACCATTTTTTGATTCGTCTTCAACGGTACCCGTCATTGCGGCAATATAATCTGCGGAGGCAACAGGATGGTAGATCGTTGCAAAACAGCAAAGGATTGTGAGGACATGCTCAGGACGAATATCCGGCCAGTTGATTCGGTAGACCTCTTCGCCTTTAGCGTTGAATTCAACTTCAACAATGTTTGCAGGAATGTCATATGCCCCGGAATTTTTTGGGGGTAGTGAAATGGTTTTCTGACGCCGCATTTCATTGTACCGCTCGATACCCACCACAACGGCGGCACGTCCATCAGTAAATCGCGATTTCAGGGAAACATGATTAGCGCCAGAAGCTGCTGAAATGGCTCCGCTAATCTCATCCACCAGCACCTTAAACCCGTTTTTGCGTAGGGTATCGATGGCAGGGGTAAGTTTTGTACGCTGATTTTCCAGGTTGGCCGGTAGGCTCTTAGGGGCAGACATGATCAGGTTGTCGCCTTTCAGAACGGCGGTGACATACATAGGCCTGTCAGTCGTTAGCGTAATTACGGCGATTTTCTGGTCCATTTTCTGTTCCTTTAAAAAGCAAAAAGGCCGCTAATGCGGCCCCTTGCTGGCTATTGGTTCCCGTCCGCGCTTAGCAGGAAGTTAATTTGTCAAAAGTACCCTCAAGGGTTCCAATGGCTGCGAAGACTTTAAGCGGTTTGTACTTTGTGTTTTCATCGGTCAATAAATTTTTGTCATTTTATTTTTCGTTATCTTGATTAGCGCTTATCAACGCATCCCGGGCCATTACGCGGCATCCAGAGTCAATCCTGCCTGTTCATAAGCTACCTGCAATAACTCTTCCTCACTGGCATTAAGGGCTGTAAACATCGCTTTCCCACCTGTACTCCCGCAGGCATGGACAGGTACAAGCCATGGAAACCGATCACGTATGTCCTGGGGGGCCGCTTCCTGGTGATGCCAGCTGCAAATCGGCAGTACCCGACCGTGGGCGCCGGGTTTTACGCGCCCATCTATATGATGCAGGCTGATCACAGGCTGAAACTGTCCGTGCAGCGAGCAGGCGACACAGGGCAGGCGGGCGAGGGCATCCATAACACGCTTTTCAGCGGCAGTAGGAGTGCGGCCTTTAAGCCCACGCCCACGGCTGGTTTTTTTGCGCCGACCGGCTACAACGGCATTTTTGGGCTTTAACGCTGCTTCACGCCTCTTTTCCCGTTGGCGCTCTCGCTGCCGCTCTGCTGCAGCCTGGCGTTTTTCCTTTTGATGTTGCTGATAAGCCGGGTCAGCCATTTTGGCTTTTGCACGTTCACGCTGGCGCTCTGCTGCGCAGCGTTGCTTTTCGTATCTTTCATTCGTTGCGTCCATTTGCCTACACCCAATAAAAAATATCCTTAGATTTTTGATCACTTTATCTATAGCAGTAAAGCGATACATGTTTATCCAAGTCATAAATACAAATTATAAAAATAATATTTCCTTAGAATCTCTCTATCTGTATTATGGAAAAAATTAAGGGATTGAGTTGATAGGGGAAAACCTTGCCAGACATTATCTGCTTTGATTTGTGCGACACGCTTGCCGACACAAGCCACCGTACCCATCTGATACCACCAGCGAGCATCGCGCACCATGCCTCAAGCTGGGACCGGTTTAGCCTTGCCTGCGGCGGCGACGCACCTATAACCGCCACCATTCGCTTGCTGGTGGCACTGAGTGAGAAGTTCAGGATCTTCATCTGGACAAGTCGCGGAGATATTGCCCGGGCTGAAACGGTCGCATGGCTGGAACGGTACGGCGTACCTTACGACCGTTTGATTATGCGCGGCCCGGATGAACACCGTAAGCCGGAAGATGTAAAAGCCGACTGGCTACGGGCGATAGGACCAGAGCACATTTGTTGCGCGTTTGATGATAACGACGATGTGGTGCGCATGCTGCGCAGCATGGGAATTACCTGTCTCCAGGTAGCAGATTTCAGGCCTCTTGTTTACAGCCAGGAGGCACTATGAACCGCTTCAACGAATACGATCACCTTCCTGACACTGCGATTAACTTCCGCCTATCCCGCCTCAAGGACATTACCGGCCCTGTGCCGAACTACTGCAATGACCCGGCCGCTGGGTGGGCGCTTATTTGCGAACATCGCCTGGACCTCGAATGGGGTAAGACCGGCATGACGCGCAGACAAGCAACTGTGTCAGCCCGCAAAAACGGGATAAGCACCTTTTACAGCCATGAAAACCCGTTTCGAGCTGCAGCCATTGTAATGCTGAAACTGTGGAGCTGGCTTGAAAAACAAAAACTTAAAGGAAATACAGAATGATTGCTTCACGACATGAGATCGCTTTTGAAATCCTGCGCACGATGAACACCTCAGATGTTATGTCTGTCCCGGATTTAACCCACAAAACCCGTAAATCCAACTCTACGGTTGAGCTCATTATTGCTCCGTTACGTCGTGCAGGTTTAGTTACCAGCCAGCGCGGTCCTGGTGGGGGATACCGCCTGGCGCGGCCTCTTTCTGAAATTTCTGTCCAGGATCTTCTTAGCGCATTAAGCACACCGGCTAACAAATCGCGAGCCCCAGGTTTACTTGCGGCCCTGATGCCGCAGATACGCACAACGCCCCTCTCAGACCTTGCCGAACGACTGGCATCGCCTTCCGCCATTTAACAAGGTACGCGTAATGAAAACTCGTTCAATTGTATTCAGTGATTTGATGATCGACGCCATCAAACTTGGCATTAAAAGTCAGACACGACGCGTCATTAAACAGAAACATATCGGAGACCTTCACCCGCAGGTAGCCGGTTCTGATTCTGAAAAGCCAATCATTATGCCTGCAGAGCCGGAGCAGGCCTCAATGCTTGGCTGGCTTTTAGCGAACAGCCCGTATGGCAAGGTTGGCGACCGCCTGACCTGTAACGATCTGATACTGGAAATCACCGATTTGCGCATTCAGCGGGTGCGAGATATTAGTGCGCGCGACGCGGTGCGTGAGGGGCTACATACCTTACCTGCTTCCGGTCGATACTGCCTCCAGCCCGGCATGCAGTATTTTGGCGAGGCAAGTCATGACTCACGCGAAGTGTTTTCCTGGCTTTGGGACGATATAAACGGTGACGGCAGCTGGAACCAAAACCCTTGGGTTTTTGTGATCGAATTTCAGCGTGTTACCGGGAGCACCAGTGTTAAAGGCGGTGAGGCATGAGCGAACGCTTTTATATGATTTGCTTGCGCGAAACCGTGGGCAATAACGCATCTTTTCATCGTCACAATGGCAGTGGGTACAGCACTAACGTTAGCAAGGCGCATGTTTATACCCTGGCTGACGCTCAAAGTAGCTGGGAATGCGGACGTGATATTGATTTGCCTATATCAGCGGAAGCGGTCGATACCCTGACTGTTTACCACGTTGATCACCAATACATCCCATATCAAAACGTCATTGAATCTGGCTGCAGCCAGTATGTTGCCTTTGTTAAGGGTGACTGGAACGGTAACGACGTTTACTGGTTATCGGATCTTTTACCGACTGATGATTTTAGTAAAGCCAGAATATTCACTCAGCCAGACGTTAACGAAACCAATCTTGTCTGGTTGCCGTTTGCAGTAGCCGACGAGAAAAAACGGCTCACATTCAACATAAACCAACTCAATCGCCGAACCATGATTCAGGCGGCTGGCCTGCGCATGCCTGAATGGCTGAAAAAACAGAACAGACGTAAGAAAAACGCTTCCGGCAAAGTGCGCTGGAACTGCCCGCACTGCGGAAAGATATCGTGGCAATTTAACCCGTATGACTTCGAAGGATGCGCTGATTTAACCTGCGAGGAATGGCAACGATGAACACTATAAGTGCTGTAACGGTAGAACGTGACGAAGGCGGATTCTGGCTACACCCTGTGCTGGACAAACTGCTAGGGGAACGCGAAGGCTTCCAGTCTGGTGAGTTTGAGGCCTGGTTAGACGCTAATAACCTTGAGGCCGCATATGACTATTGGAGTGAAGAAGACACCGACACGTATCGCGCCTATGTGGTCAGTGGTTCTTTTGCCGCCTGGCAACCCGAGCCGCCTGCGGGGAGCGGCTGGTTTATTAGCTCGATCCATGACAGCGAAGAGGATGGCCCGCTTTGTATTTGGCTGCGAAACCGCTTATGTGGCGATGATACCAGCAAAGAAAACCTTGCTCAGCGGATCGCAGAACTGGAATCGCTTTTGCTGGTGGACGTCCCGGAGACCGTCTGGCCTGCCGAGGTGAATCTTGCCTTCTCTAAGGTCCAAAAGGCCGAAAAAGTCCTTGCTCACCACCAGCACCGCCTGAAATATCACATCAATCGCATGTTGCTTGAAGGCTTGCCACTTCCGTCCGTAATTACTGCCGCCAGCTCGCTGGCCGATGCTATGGAGGATCGCCAGTGAGCAGCATTCGCGAACTAATCCGGGAAATTATCGTTGATAACTTTGCTGGTGGCGGTGGCGCGTCAACCGGCATTGAGATGGCAATTGGCCGCAGCGTTGACATAGCAATTAATCACGATGAAAACGCTGTGGCGATGCACTCAACAAATCATCCGCGCACATTGCATTACTGCGAAAGCGTATACGACGTTAATCCGCGCCTGGCTACCGCAGGGCAGCGCGTGGGCCTCGCATGGTTTAGCCCTGACTGCCGCCATTTTTCCAAAGCAAAAGGTGGCAAGCCAGTTGAAAAAAGTATTCGCGGTCTCGCATGGATTGTCATTCGATGGGCGCTTGAAGTGCGGCCCCGGGTAATGATGCTTGAAAATGTGAGCGAGTTTCAGACCTGGGGACCGTTACTGCGTGAAATGCCCGTTCTTACCCATGCAGAGAGGCTTTTGCTTGATTTGGTTGGGCCACCAGCGCCGGTTGAACATACCCCTGACCGTTCGCGCGCGGGTGAGACATTTGCGGCTTTCGTAGGCATGCTGACAACCGGCATTAACGCGGACCATCCCGCACTGCTTGAATGTTGCCACTTCCTGAATATTGATCCATCCAGCGAGCAGGCGATGAGTCTGGTTAACGGGCTGGGTTATGAGCTTGATCATCGTGAGCTACGCGCCTGCGACTACGGCGCGCCGACGATCAGGAAACGTTTCTTTATGGTTATGCGTTGCGATAAGCAACCTATCGTATGGCCGGACGCCACTCATGGCGACCCTAACAGCGAAGCGGTAAAAACCGGACAGTTGCGGCCGTGGCGTACAGCGGCGGAATGTATAGACTGGTCCATTAAATGCCCGTCAATTTTTGAGCGTAACAAGCCACTAGCCGCCAATACGCTTAAACGCATCGCTCGCGGTATTCAGCGTTTTGTCGTGGATAGTGCATCCCCGTTCATCGTTAAGTGCAACCACACCTCAAACAAATCGAATTACGACTGCTTTCGGGGCCAGTCATTAGCAGAGCCGCTGCAAACCATCACTAAAACGCACGGTTACGCTATAGCCGTCCCGTATCTTACAAAATTCCGAACCGGCGCGACCGGCCAGGAGCTTACAGAACCGGCGCCGACCATTACGGCTGGCTCATCGGTGAGGCCTGGCGGTAACGGGCATGCCCTTGGACTGGTTGAGGCCGAGCTTTCTCCGTTCATTTCCCGCCAGTTTGGGGCAAGCATTGGTCACAGGATTGATGAGCCTAGCGCGACGATTACCGCTGGCGGCGGCGGTAAATCACAGCTGGTGGCTGCAAATCTCGTTAAGCACTTTGGCGGGAACTATACAGGCGCAGGCGTGGATCTGGATGGACCGTCTCACACCATTACGACAACCGATCATCATGCTCTTGTCGCCTCCCACCTCATCATGATGTACAGCGCCTGCCCGGACGGGCAGACCGTCGAAAAACCTATGCCGACTGTAACGGCTGGTGGCCTTCATGCTGGTGAGGTCCGCACGTTGCTGGCGGCTGAAAACTACGACGAGGCCCGTGCAGACCAGGTAAGCGCATTTCTCCAGGAGCATGGAATCAGTGAGTTTGTGACCATCAAAAACGTTGTGTATCGCATCGTAGATATCGGCATGCGCATGCTGCAACCCCATGAGCTTTACGCGGCGCAGGGCTTCCCGGACTGGTACATCATCGACCGGGATTATCGTGGCGTGAAGTACGCAAAAGATAAACAGGTAGCGCGCTGCGGTAATGCGGTACCGCCGCCGTTCGCTGAATCATTAGTTAGAGCCAATTTACCCGAATTATGTGGAATCAAGGAGCAGGCAGCATGACCAAGATTATAAAAATGACGTGCGTCAAATCAGACAACCCTGCGTGGTTTACGGTTGGCTCAAATTATGAGGCGGAACCGCGCGGGACGGACTTATGTATCTGCGGTGACAACCTTGTTTCTGATCTTAACGTCTCAGACAGGTATGAAATGAGCCGCCGCGAAGATGGGATCTGGTTTCTCATTGGCTTTCAGCAGACAGTGCTGTTTCGCGCCGTTGAAGACGTCGTTCAATCATTCAAACTCCCGGCCATCGATATCATTAATGCCCTTGATTACCGCATAAAAAATATACGGGAATCGATCGACCACTTAACAGGGAAGCAGCCAGAAGAAGCTGAGTCGCTTAAAAGGCTGGTGGACGAACTAATTGCTGCAGGGGAAGCACGCAGCGCCATTAAACGCAGTAACACCTATGTCGTTTCAGAGGAAGTGAAGGGATGAGCAAGTATCGCAAGGGCGCAGTATATCTTCGTCATTTAAAACCAACCGACAAATCAACGTCATTTCAGGTTTCTATCCGGCTGGCATATTTCAACGATAAAAATATCTGGAAACACCCGGAACGGGTAACTCCCGTCGTCCTGGTGCAACATGGATGCAAAGGCGTAATGGAAGTGTTTATGACCCGGGAAGATGCCTTGCGACAGCTTATGATGTACCGGGAGCGCCGTGCTCGTAACACTAAACATAATGCAAAGCGCGGCCAACGCCAGACAAAAGGGGATTTAAGCAAGGCGTTTCGCCGCTGGGCATTTAAGCATCGTAGCGGCGGTGCAAAGTGAGCCTCTTTCAATGCGACGTTTGTGGATGCCGTGAAAATACAGCGTACTCATTTCAGGGGTTTCACCTTTGGCCTCAGTTGTTCGACTGGTCTTATGCCCCGGAACGGAGGGGGAAGTGTCTGTGCAGCGTTTGCGGACCGGAAAAATTCAAAGATGGCAGGGCGACCGGTTGTGGCAAATGGCATGACACCTTCCCGCGCATATTCCTCCCGAAAGGCATGTTTATCACCAATGCTGTAGGCAACCTGGCGCATCGAGATACAGGTGAAGAGAGTTATTCAAAGTATTCGACGGAGACCGAGCAGTGAACACAACCGAACTAATTGCCAGCCTGCGCGGGCGTTACGCGGAGCCAGAGGCGCCAAAATGTCACATTTGCGGGGCTGAAATGACGATCCAGTCCGCCTCATCAATCCGCATCACCTACGGCTGCACAGGCGCGACCTACGACGACAGCGGCTGTCATTATGCGCCAGGGCGGAATATAGCGGACGACCACTACGCCGATTCCCGCGTAACCGTAGCAAACCGCGCTGATCCTGACGTTCTGGCGCTGGTAGAGGCGCTGGAGAGTGCGCAGCGGGGTGAGCAGCAATGGAAAGCGGCAGTTGAGGCGTTCTGCGCTGATGATGCCGAATGGCACAAACTCACCACGTCTAACAATAAGCTGATTTCTACGCTGGCTACAGCGCTGAGCAAACAGGCAGACCGCATCGCTGAGCTGGAGGCGCGGACGGTCACTGTGCAGTTGCCAGCGCACAAATATCGTGAATGCGTCAATGGCCTGCTGGAAGAAGCTATTGCTTACGCGGGGACGCAACAGCTTCGTGAGCGCCTCTCTTCGAGGTTGGCTAATTTCGTGCAGCCGGATCATCCGCATACTCGATGTGCGGTCGGAATCAAATGCGAAGTGAAGGGGGAGTGATGGCAGATACAACCGCAGAATGGAGTTTTTCACTCGACACTCAATGCCCGCAGTGCAAACACGTTTTCGATTTGCGTCAGGAACTTGTAGATAACGTTTCGTCTATTGATATTTGCGAAACGGACACCGTTGCTACGCGGGATTACGAGACGGCATGCCCTGAGTGTGGTCATGAATTTACATGCGATTTTGTTTACTGAGGTCTAACCCATGACATTCACAAGGGAGCAACTAATCGAGCGTATCGCTGAGCAAAAAACCACATTAGTAAGCATGCTGGGGGTGATGCCTCAGCTTTTGCAAAATGCATCGGTTTCTCGGGCAATGGCGGCAGCAGAAAAGGATCTGCGGATTCTTGAAATTGCCCTGACAGCACTGGACTCCCGCGCAGCTGTAGAGCCAGCGACAGTGAATAAGGATGATGGCAATGGGAATTGAATACTGGCCTGATCAGCTTTGGCCAAAGCCACCTCGGCGCTGAAAGAAGCCGCCTGGCTGGTAGCTTCACGCGGCCACCAGCTTCAAATTAAACCGTTTGTATTGACATACAGATTGAAGAGGGCCATTATTTCCGTACTGGCCGCATTTGCGGCCATACGCCCCGGCGTTTCCGGGCAATTAAGGAATACCCCTCATGAGACCAATGCGTAAAGATGCGTTCATTTCCCTGATCACCTCCCTACTGGAACAAAATATTAAAATCACTTTCGTGATGGTCCCAGGCCACTTTATCGGCTTCATGAAATGGATCGATCTTGACGGCGAAGAACGTCAGGAAGTGCTGTTTAACAGCATTCATAGCAACGAGAAACAATCCGAGTTTCATCGTCAACGCTTCATGGCGTGGTATGACGCAGCCGTAGCGGCGCACCAGGAAAAGCAAGCTATTGAGAGTAAGTGCGATAAAGAACCTGCGCATGCTGTAGCGCTGGAAACGGCTACTATATCGGTGCCGGTAGCTACGTTGCTAAATCAAACGGCATGGGGGCCGGTCAAAGCCATTCGAGCATCGATGGTAGATGAGCGCTGCCAGCTCGCCTGCGGCTCTGCCACGGCGCTGGCACTACAAGGACATATCGGCATCCATTTTGAATGGAAGGTGGATTACGGTGGCGTAATGGCGGGACTGCCGTGTGTTGTCTCCTTTGAGGGTGAGCCACGTATTATTAGTGGAGTTAAGATACTGACGAATAAGCCAGTAATGGAGATACTGGAAACTCTGGATGAGTCGCAAGACTTTACCGGCCAAATCCTGAAATATTGCCATGAAAAGCTTGCCATCCCGCACCCGGAGGGAAGCTAAAGCTAAGCGAGAGTTAATGAAAAAGTATCAGACGTTGCACGGTAACAATAATGCATTAAAAGAGGATGATCCTGCGACCGCCTACATTCAGCAACGCGTCACAATGGCGCGTAAAAACCGCTATGTGGCCCAGGCGCGAAGAGAAGGGCTAAGCCTGTCTGAATGGATACAGAAACACTGTGACGCGGCTTGCGATGCCGCCGATTCGGGAACTGAAAGAGAAGATAATGGAAGAAATGACACGGGAAACACAGCAGGCGGAACGTCGCGCAAAGCTGGTAAAAATTGACGAACTCATGCAGCAGGTTGAAGTTTTGACGGTAGAACTGATCGAAGGTTACACCGAAGAACATGATGGTAAATTCAGCGCAATTCACCCGCGCATGGGCTTCTCTATGATGCGGAAACAGCTGGTGGAACTACGTCGTGGGTTTCTGAGGGCAAAATTATGAAAACTGCATTCAAAAATTACGCAACCCGTACTGAGGCTATTACCTCGCTGCAAATCGGTGACTCCATCCTTCTGGCTCCGTATAACGAAGGTGAATATGCCCGTGAGCAAGCCAGCATTAAATCATGCGCTGTACGCAAGGGAATGCACGTTGAATTGAAACAGGTGCTTATTGTCATTGAAGGTGAGATCCCTCAAAGCTTGATTCGCGTCACTCGCACATCGTGAAATAGTGGCCGCATTCCATTTAATGATTCCTGGCGGGTAAAACCCGCCTTGGTTGTTCTCACTCTATCACTCCATCCATAGCTTTCATCTTCCCTCGATAGCTCTTCAAAATTATCAACTAACAAATTGCTTAAATGTATACAAGCATTAGAATCTATGCGATTAACATGTCGCACGGCTTCAACCGTTAAGGGTTTAGGGTGGCTTTTTTTATTCAGCTTTACATTGCAATGGGCGCGGCGCAGCTCGCTTATGAAGTCCGTTACATGGTCAATAAATCGCCTGGGAAATCAAAAAAAGGGCTAAAAGGTTTGCTTGATGAGTATTACAGCCTCCTGGATGCAGTAAAGCTCTTACCACTTCCAACACAGCTTTTCGTATCATTAATGGCAGCCTTGCTTGTATCTGTAGCCGGAGCGCTTGGGATCACGTTCGTGATTTTAAGCTGGCCCGCACTCGTATTAATGCGCGTCAATGGACGCATAAAGAAGTAACGTTGCTTTATCGCGTGATGGCCGCAGCATATAACCGCCTGCATTTATTGATGGGTTTTATGCCCGGCCGGTCATGATATTGACAAGGATTATTGATTTCGTTGGATGCGCTCAGGTAGATTCTCAGACCTGATAAGCCGTAAGGATACCCAATGAATCGTCCAAAGGTTTTTGTTGCACTCGCTTTTCTCGCCTCTCCCTTAGCTGTTCATGCCACCAGCCATCCTGCATTTTTATTCGATTGTGGAAAATACAAAGTAACCGCATTCAAAGACATTCCGGCAGTCACGTTGAATGGCAGCAAGATGGATGATTACCAGCTGAAACAAAACAAACAGACGCCTGTTATCTCCTTTTCTGAATACGCAGCCGCTGGCGGCTCGCGCACAAATTACGAGTTGTGGGTTTTGTCTGAGGCCGGTGTCCCAGCGCTGGGGCATCAGTGGGTTAATGCCGACAACCGGCCGAAACATAAAACACAGGTCGAATTCTGTAAGCCGGTACAGGAAACCACGGCGGAAGAACCCGGCCAGTCAATGCTGGAAATGCTGGCAGAAGACGCTGCAGGGTGAAAAAAGAAAGCCCCTTGAAGGGGCTTTTTTATGCATTGGTCGTTGCGATTATTCGTCTTAGACGGGCCTTTTCAAACTCTTCCGCCAAAATCTCTACCGGAACGCCGGTAGCAGCGAATTTATCGAGGGCTGGCGCACGGAAGAAACAAGGTGCGTTCGCCAATCTTTCGGATGTGCTTTCGGTAGGCATAATATAATGCAATTCAGGCTCATCGCTGGCCCGTTCGCCGATATAAATCCAGGCATTCTGCCCGATGCCTTGCGCTTGAAGGAAAACCATTGATATGGCCAGCGGTAGCGACTGGTGTTGGTACTGGTGGAGCTGGTGGCCGTTAGTCATGATATCGCCCCTGGATGGCTGAGGGTTATTTTCCACATGCCACTCACCCAGCAAACTATCATGCTGGAATACTACCGGTGATATCATCATCGGTGTAATTCGAAGCAGACTTTGCGAAAAGGCGCTATCTAACGCTGGTGACATTGCAGTGGCGTTAAGATCAGCAGACAAGGCCTCGATATCATGTTCATTATAATCTTCACGCGGCAACCAGTAACGCAACTCGCCACGAATCCATACGACTTCTCCCAGCATTAGCGACGGTTCGAAACCAGTCAGAGCCAGTAACGCACGGTCAATATCCGGCTGGAGGATCTCCGCATCTAACACGGAAATGCTCATGTCCTTACAGATTTGATATTCCATCACTGAGCCTTTTGGGTGCGCTTCACATATTTCGTCGGAGTGGCGGCTTTTACGGGCTCTACATCACTATTGCCATCAATGAGCGTCGGGATAGTAACCGCTTCCAACATTCCGTGCGCTACGATCATGCCTGGCTGTGGCTCAAAACTTTTACCGCCATTATCGACCACCAGCCGGAGGATAACTTCATTTTTATCGCCAGGAAGGACCACGGCTACACCCTCCGCCAGGCGGGCCAGATGATCTCTGGCAAGGGAAGGGGCCGTGTAGAGTTTCAGGACATGGCCGTCCGGCACATCGAAAGCGAGGCCTGTATGGAGGAAGTAGGCCTTTCCGGGCTTCTCATTAGCGCGCAGCGTTACATGGATTTGTGCATCCATTACCGGGATCTGAATAGCCGCGCCGCTCATTTTCGGCATGGTCACGCTGTCATTAAGTCTGATTACGGTTAGGGAAGTCATTTGGAGGACGCCTCCTGGCGTTTAAATTTGTAATAGCGGCGAACCGCCGTGCGGGGCTTGCTTTCGAAGGATTCCAGTAACCCGCGCTCGATAAGACGCCGGGCGGCCTTCAAAAATACAGTGCGTGAAACCGGCACATCGTTGGCCGTGATCTCGATGTGGGTGTTTAGCTTTTCCATGATCTGTATTTCTATTTTGCTCAACCGATGTGGCGTCATAGGCGCGATGAGAGATGGTTTCATGCGTAGCTGATAAAATTGCTGACCGGTGCATTCCAGTATTTCATTCTCCACCAGCCCTTCCAGGGCTTTGCGAATGCTGAGTGTGGACGCGCCAGGCATCATCGCGGTAAAGGTACGACGGGAAACGTTTTTGCGAGATTGGGTCAGGAAGATATCGATGATTCGCGCCGCTTCCGATGGATAAAGCGATGCATATATCTGTAATTGTGGGAACACGCTTTTCAATTTGTTATCCTGTATGTGGCTTTTTCAGAGCCAAATCGCACTGAGTAGGGGGGTGGCATATGCTGCCCCCTTATTCTTTTTAATCCTGGGACCATCGCTCGCCGGTATCGACGCATACCATGCCGTGACAAACACGCCCCTGGTCAAGGCGAAACGCCAGCCCGCCATGCTTCATACGCTGACGTGCAAATTTAAGGCCGCTCAGATAAGCCAGTGGCATAGGCGAATCACTTACACCATCCTCTTCACATACGCCGTCCTCTGCATCGTTAACGCCGCGTGAGAATTCATTGAGGACTTCGCGCCGATCATCAAAGCGGATAACCTCGCCGTATTCCTCGTCCCGGCAGTATTCGATTACGCCTTGTTTAACAAGCGTGGCGACGGTGCGGGCATGCATAAAGATTTCAGGTCCAAAATAAACGCCTCTTGATGAATCGACATAGGAGCTGTTGCTGTAACCAATAGGGTTATGGATATCGTGAGCGCTGGCGACGGCCACAAACAGGCGGGCCAGATTGTTGGTGAGGGACACGGTATTACCTCCGCTTATGCCGCAGGCCATAATCGGTACGGGCAGGGCCGGTAAATACGGCATCCACCAGCGTAACGACGCCTGAATGTTCACGCCGGTAGTAATCCAGCAGCTTACGGGCGGCTTTTTCAGTTAACTGATCGACATACAGGCATGCAGCCTGGGGATCGGGATAGTCTTTTTCGAGTGTCAGGAGGGGAACAATGTCGGAAAGGGTACTGACGCCAAAGACGACAACTGGCATACCGCGCTTATAGCCTGCGGCAAACGAGATTTTGTGGTCGTCAATAACAAACTGCTTGTGGGTCAGAATCGAACCGGACATTGTGCCTCCTGTCCGGTTAATTCTGACCTAATGATAAAGCGTATTCAAATAAAAAAGCCTTAGAATGTCGCTTATTATCACTTTTCCATAATGTCAGACATAGCACTGTTTTTGTTTTTCAGCTTGCGCAGGTATCGCATGACTGTCTCAGGCTTTGCCCAAGTTCCTTCGTGCATGATTTGCGTCATGCTAACGTCACGCTCCGCCATATCCTGCGCGGCGCCGACACGGGCACTATGCCCGGACCACATAACGTAACGACCTTTATTGGCCGGTTCATCGGATTTCCCCAACAAACGCCATGTATCCTGGAAGATTTTTTCCATTGCAGGTGTGGACATTGGCTTTTCTGTAACGGTCACGGTGCCATTTTTACGCACAGCAGAAAAAACAACGGCGTCTGGATGTTCGTAAAGCCCCGAAACTTTCAGCCACTGACGTAAAACCCGGCTTGCTGGCAAGCTGAGGTGCTTAATAACACCCGCTGCCGTGAGTACCGTTTTCGTATGGGTTAGCTCCAGTATTACCCGTTCGTCATTAACGCTCACGTCTTTAACCCGGATACGTGCAATCTCCTGAATCCGTAGCAACGTGTTATACGCCACAAAGAGGAAAGCGCGGTTGCGCAGGTCAGCCATACGATCAGACTGCCCAAGGATGTGGCTCGCGATCTGCAAGTCAGTGAACCGGAACGGTACGGCCTGGCCGGTTTTCTCTCCACCCATTACAGAGCGGCGGCGAATCTTTTTAAGCGCCAGCAGCACTTCATTGCTGTTCTTCAGATCCGGCAGGCCTGATATGCGCATCAGCATATTCAGCATGGCGTAGTGCGTGTCTATCGAGCTGGACGCCGCGCCGGTTTCATGGAGGTGGATAAAGTAAGCGCGGGCGTGAGACGGGACCACCGGCAACGCGGGAATTTTCTGTTGCGCGCACCAGGCGGACCACGACCGGATAACCACCATCAACTTTTTGAACGTGTTTTCAGAATAGGCGTCGCGATCCGCCATGAAAGCACGTAGATTTCTTTCCACCTCGCCGGGGGTCAGGCCAGTAAGTGCAGGCAGGCCAGAATCACCTTTTCCAGATACTGTCATTTCATCCATAAATCACCAAAATTCTAAGGAATGTTGCGCTACGCGAATTCTGAGTAAAACTCAGTGGTGTAACGCTCGATTTTTCATGCAGCATAAAAATGATCAATTTCACTTGATAATACCCCATAACTTTAGATAATGCCTATTATCTAAACCTAATGATTTGGGTAAATTGTCTGAAAAGAGAGTGCGGTTAATTGACGAGAAATTCTAAAGGCTTTTGAATATACATCTATCAAGCATAAGATGTACCATAGCTGTAAGCGCAGACTGACGAAAAAACAATCGCCTGACGCCTTACCAGACACACACGAGTACCGGTGTCACGTTGGCTTACAAAGAATCTTACTTAAAATTCTAAGGGTATTGTAAGTTACGCTACACCAGAAAACGAAGGAGCGCCGCAATGCCGGTATTTGACGATGCAATGTTTGAACATCAGTACAAGGAGTTTTTAAAAGTAAAAACTGACTGGCTTGAGCTGGTGGGTTCGCTTGCCGTACATCACAGCAAAAATTCCCGGGATGAGTTAATTCGCCCGGTCGCATTTTCTAACGATGAAAGTGACTTTTATCGTGCTATTGATTTACATATTAGATGGAAAAAATTTGCTGAAATGGCCGATGAGCGACGCAAGAAAAAAAGCATTGCGATCCCAGCGTCCTTATATTCACCCGTTCCGTTAATGGTTATTGAACCAGAACGGTTTGGGTTGACGACGTTTAATGCCACCACGACGACGACTAATACGCGTGAGGACATTTTGCAGCGTTATGAAAAGCAAAAATTAAAACTAAAGAAAATCCCATACACAGCTGACAGTATTAAAGCCCTGGATGAGGAAGCGGCATGGTTTGCCGCCCTGCCAGAAGGTAGGCTTTTCCGTTGCCGCACCAGCGGCTATGAGGACACGATCGCAGAGATAATTTTTAAAGGAGAGCAAGAGTCCCATAAAACCCGTTACGGGGTTCATGGCGTTTTTGTTTATCATCCTAACTGGACTAAAGAAAACATTATTATTCAGGAAGGTCCATCCATTGAATATTCGGGAAAGTACGATTTAATTTCACCCGTGAAATGCTCACTTTTCCCTGGCAGCAAACTTTATGATATCGAAGATATAAATATTGCGGACAAAAAGGCGCAACAAAGAGCGATTGTGGACCAGGCAATTCATGCCCGACGCTATAACTTCGAACGCCGGGCTAAATCACGCATGATCCGCGCTGAAACTCAGGAAAAGGCTGAAATTGTTGCAGGTCAGATCGAACAAGACCGGCAGAACATGATGAGACTCAACGAAATGGACCTGCAACTACTGGATAGAAAATTTGCGTCCGGTAATCTGAATGTGCTCAAAATGACTGAATTACGCGAAATGTACGGCGAAAAGCAGTCCCGCAGAGGAAAGAAATTCAAAGAGCTGGCTCAACGCGGCTAACCTTCAACGGGGCATCTAATGCCCCGTCCATCAGTCCACCAGACTATCAAACTGTTCCAGCTCCGCCAGCGCGTCCGCGCGCTTCTCACCCATTTCAAGACCGGTTTCTTCATCAGCTGGCCGGTATGGCATTATCATTTGAAAGCAGTAGGTGTCCCAGCGGTCAGGAGACTTAATATTCAGCTTGGATCGCATGTGCTCCTTTTTCATCATCGCTACGCGACCGTCTTCCGCTAACGCCCATGGTATTTTCGATGCCTGTTCAGCAGTTTTCTTTGAATTGTCCAGGCGCATTCTGCCACCCTGCACAGCGTCGCGCGCTGCGAAGTTCGCCCAGGCGCGCTGGTTGACGAATCGCTCTTTATCCTGGCGAGAGAAAAGTTTCTTGGGGTTCCCCCAACGGATGCGAACTACGTTAATACCGCGACGCTCCAGCTGATCTGCAGTGGCAGAACCTACGCCGTCAGCATCGACGCCAATTGTGATGTTAGGGAATTTTGAGGGGACGCATTCGTTAGCAATGTAGTCGCCAAACTCAGTGGGGTTCATATTCCCGGGCATCTCAATGACACCGAAGGGGACGACACGCCGCTTGTCACGGTATCCGCTTACGCGAGAAATGTTCAGTACCGATTTATCGCGTCCGTTACCCACGTCAGCTGTAGCCACCCAGCCCCAGCCTTTTTCGACGTATACGCGGCGGCGCTGAGCGCGCTCACAGGCATCCAGCCCCAGCAGAAATCCGTTAATCTCGCTGGGGAACTGGCCTAACACCTTGACCATGTACTCAACGGAATCACGGCCGCCATACTCGGCTAACTTCATAATGATAAAGTCGAGGGTTACGAACGGCGACTCTTCGGAGTTCAGAACAATGCTTGTCCAGATACCGTTAGGGTTACTCGGTGTTTTAGCGAGAGAATGATGCGAGTCGTAAAAATAGCCACTCGGCCGCGTCGGCTGCGAGAGCATCAGCATCCTGTTATCTTTCTCGGTCAGAGCGCCGGTCATTATGCCGATCGCTTTGTCGCTAATACCCGATGCCTCATCGAGAATCAGTAACAGATGTTTGGCATGCTCACCCGCTAACGATTCTTCATTACCCAGGCGATAACCCTTGCAGAGCACTTCCCATATGCCTTTACGGGTCCGCTCATAAAACATGGTATCCGTTAGGACAAAATGGTTTTGCAACCATGGATGCCGTTTTATTGCGTTGGTCCAGAACTGTTTGACGTATTTGAAAACGCCGGTTTTTACCTGCGAAATTTTGTTAGCGACAATTACAACGCGCGCATCAGGATACAGGATGATAAAGATCATCAGCATCATGGCCGTCAGGGAGGATTTCCCGGTACCGTGGCCGGATGTGACCGTAGTCCTGCTACCTATTTGCTGTACTGATTCAAGTATCTCGTCCTGTTGCCAGCTTGGCTCCATACCAAACAGCTCGACAACGGCCAAACCCCAATCATGGCGATACCGGATCACCATATCGCGCCAGCGCGGGTCTTTCGTTACGCACTTTAGCTTCTTTTTGCCGGATGCCATTACTCATCCTCCGGCTGTTCAATAGGGATCTCATCCTCATCACCGTATAAATCTGCGGTGGCCTCATAATCGATATCGAGGCTTTCATGATTGGACTCAAACTCCCCTTCACGGCGCGCCCCTTCCTGAGAAATATCACCATAACCCCGCTCATCCACGATGCGCGCTACGGCCTCGCGCTTTTCTTGTATAAGCGCTTCACGATTGGCCTGGCGGGCGCGGTACCGGCGCGCCTCTTCTTCAAGCTGATCGTCGTCCACTTCGTCCATATCAGATACAGGAGGTTCGGAATCACGGATCTCTTTCTCAAGTCTCAGAGCTATTGAGGCGGGTAATTTAACGCCGTGTTTCTCGATAAATTCTGCCGTTTCAAAGATATCCCACTCATGTTCCTCGCGAAGGACGAACGCCTCCGCTATAACATCGCCTTCGTTTACTTTAAGCGCGTGTTTTTCTGCTTCTCGGCGGTTCTTATCCCGGCTGGTGGTGATGGCCTCAACGCGAGAAGCGTGGTCATTCATGAGGTAGCCCACCTCAATCAATAACTTGGTAAGTTTTAAAACAGGATGTGGCCCGCCTGGTGCTGGTTCGCTGTCCTCGTCGCGCCTCTTCGGTGGGTCAATCAGCGCCTGAATTTCTTGCTCAAAAACCTGCACTGCGCGGGCTGTAGTGCGTTTTAGCAGGTCCATATGCGCGAGCGTATCCAGAAGGGACTTTGCGGCACTGCTTTCAAGCCCTTCCTCTATTACTTTGCTTGCAGATGAGTAATCAACCTGGCGAGGATAGCCACGTCGATTCGGTACCAGATTGACCTCGTTAGCCTCTTCGAACTGGCGTCCTTTTCCCCGGGGCTTTGTGGCATGCTTCGGCCCCTCAGAAATGATCATTTTGGCGCGTGTGCTTTTTTGACGCCTGGTAAGCGCCTTTTCCGGCGTTGTGTCGCGCGGCGTTTCCGCAACCTCCGCTAAAGCCTTGCTATGAGCGGCTTTGCGCCCTTTTCGTGTAATGATCAAATCGTCCGAGTGATCACTTTTGAGCTTGGCGGTTTTGGCTGTGGGCTTTTCTGTTTTTTGGCTTAACTGACGGCGAACGGTATTCGGGTTTAAACCGTAATGTTCCGCATACTCTTTGTAGGTTATGCCTCGCTCTTCCCTAAGTAATTCAAAGGCTTTGCGGTGTTCTTCCCAATCTACTTTAGCCATCGATAGCGCCATCTAAAACGTCATGGGACGATGGTATGCGGTCTGTTTTTTGCAGTGATCACTCAAATGATCAAAAACACGATCATTAAAGTTGATCACCACCAGCGATAACGTTTTATCTCATTATATTTTGTTCTTTGCGTATGGACTTTTTCGGCCCGAATGGTAAATTTAGGGCGCGATTTAAAATCTGAAATTGTCCAATAAGGAATCTTGAAGTGACTAAAAACAGCAAAGTTTTTGTAGCAGTGGACGCCGGTTCTGGCAACGTAGCATTAACCTTTGAACGTGATGGCCAGATGGTTACTCAGGTTACACCCGCTCTTGTCCGCCAGGGCAACCAACAAACCATAGCCAGCGAAACCACTTCATCATGGGTAACTGAGGACCGTAATTATGCAGTAGTGAAACAGGGCACGGATTTAGTAGACACTTGTGATCCTGATTATCAGATTTCCGCAGCACACCGCGTTCTGGTTATCGATGCACTCTCCCGCGCTGGGTTGACCAATTGTGATGTGGTCCTGGCAGAGACATTGCCGGTAAATCAGTTTTACGCAGATAAGGGTGTTATTGACCACAATCGCATCGAAGCGAAAGTGAAAAGCCTTTTAACGCCGGTGCGCAATTACAATGAGTCAGTAGCCGCGCCGCGTATCGTTCATGTGGAAGTTTTCCCGGAAGCAATTCCGGCAGTTGTGTCTGCACAGGCAGATGATCCGTCACTGGCAGAGGCGCAAAGTCTTTTAGTCGTAGACCTTGGGCGCTTTACGTGCGATTTGGCCGTGGTGGATAGCGAATTACAGGTAGTGAGCCGCAGGACTACAGAGAACGGCGTTCATGTGATGATTAACAGGGTTCATGAGCTGCTCCAGGATTTTGAGGCCACCAGCCATAACCGTATCGATGCAAAGAACCTCAGCATTGAAAGCATCGATCCTATAATCCGTCAGGGCTTTATAGGTTCACGTCTTGAAGCGGCGCGCCATAAACGCATCGACGTAACGCATATCATCAATCAGGCAGCGGGTGAGTTAAGCGAGATTATTCGTTCAGACATTCGCAAGTTACACCGTAACGTTCGCGACATTGATGCCATACTTCTGGTAGGCGGTGGCGCAAATTATATTGCCGGTAAGCTTCATGGTCTTGACGATCATACAGCTGAGTGGCACGACGTAGTTATCACCCCCGACTATCCTGAAATGAGCATTGTCCGTGGCGTATACATGGCGCTGGCGGCCAGTCGGGATGAAATTCTTGCAGAAATGAACGGATAAACATTATGGGAAACCAGACAATTAAGATCACCGGGCTGGATGATTATGGCCCTATTACTGCCGCACTGCAGGATGAGTACAACGGCCTGCAAAGTAACGCCTCTAAACGCCGCCTGATGCTTGATTGTCTGCGTAATGGGTATGCGCTTGAGGAAATGGGTCTTGGTGGCCTGGTGGACCTGTTAGAGCGTCAGAATTTTATAGCCATGTCCGAAGCTGAAAGGCGTAAGCGTTTCATCGGTCTTATCGGGGCGTTGATAGGCGAACTACCGGCGAGCCCTGCACCGGCACCTGCGCCAGCGTCGGCAAATGTACCAGTTAATGAGGTGCGAAATGAGCCGGTAATCAGCCAGGATAACCCACCAGCATTAAAAACCGGCGATGCGACCGCTACGCATAGCGACGATGATATGAGCACAACGCGAGTAGAAAGGTCGCCAACCAATAATCCACCGTCTGCTATTAAGCTTCGCAACCGCTCACGGAAACAGTAATTCTGCGGCGGACCGCTTCATTCATAATCTCAAAAGCCATGCGCGAAAGTGCCTGGCTTTTTTCATACTCCTTTTCCTTCTCTTCCCGGGTTCCATTGTTGAACGGCAGATCGTCAAAGCAGACCTGCCGCCCTCCCCTGATCTTAAATTTGTAGCCCTTAACAGAAGTGAGCATGTATTGGCGTGGATATGCGCCAGGCTTGCACAAGCAAGCAGCAAAGGGGGATTTGAAAAATGTTCGAACAACGTTCGTCACGGCAGTATGATCAGCGGTCAGGTGCGGATAGGTCTCGGCCAGCGCGCACATGATTTCGGAAATAGTCATGTATCGATGCTCACGAAGCATGACGTTTGCAACTTCAACGCTTGTAATTCGTAACGGCATGGCGTCTCCCTATCGGCCTATGATAGAGATTCTAAGGAAAATTTATATTTTATCCAGTTTTTGGCGCACATTTTCACCGTAAGCGCCGTAGCAAGGTGGCTTAGTGAGCTGACATAGTTTTGGAAAGGCTGGGTGCATGCCAGTTCCTATTAAGGAGACTGGCATGCACTCATTATGCTTAGTTGATTTGGCCGTTCGCGATGGCGGCCGCTTGACGGATAGCTTCTACATAGCTCCACGAAATGATGCCTAAACGTGGCGTAGTAGGATTCTCTTTGCTGCCGGGTTTACGGTTCGGAATAGCAAAATATTCACTGCTATAAGGAAGCTTAAGGCGGCGTTCAAACTTGAACTTTGTATCGTGAGATAAACCCGTAAAAACATAATCGGGATCAGTCTTGCGGATAACGATTTCAGTCGGATAAACGTTTTCGGGCTCGGTTCGCTGGCTCGTCCCTGGAATAGCTATAACGTAGGGTTTGCCATCCTCGACCGTAACACCGACCACAAGTGTCGGGCGAGGTTTTGGGCGGGCTGGTCGTTCGCCTTCTGCTGGAGCTTCCTCGTTAGGGAAGTAACTCCATACGATACTCCCAAGAGTTGGGGTATCAAAGAATGTATGGGTAACAGCTTTTTGTTGATTGTTCGTTAGACTGCTGGTACTACCGGTACTACTTACTTTGACGTTATTAATCATATTGATTCCTTAATATAGTTTCATGAATCGCTCCTCCGGTATGTGCTTAGCGGGACTATTGTCACGATAATACTGGATTTGAGCGTCTGTAAAGTCCGCTTCTTCCGCTTCGTAAGCTGGCAGAAATTCATCTGCAAGTTTCCTGAGAGCAAGATGAAGTACATCTGTTTTGCTCAGGCCCGTTTCTTTAATCAGCTGGTTAAAGGTTTCGTCGCTGACTCCGTTGGGGGTATCCTGGCTTCTCAGCCTGAATAAAAAGCTCGATGCTTGTTTTTCAGTAGAGATATTCATACTTAATAATTCCTATAATCTCTTTTATGTATTTTCAATGTGTTAGCTGCTGGTTGGAAAAGAGAAAAACGCCCTGCCGCCGTCTACACACTGAGTTGCTTTGTTCACTAAGATTTAGCTTTTACATTTTAGGCCTCCTTTATTGAGCAAAAATATTCACTATGGGTATGATATCACTTTGATATACCCAAGTCAAATATTTTTTCATTTATGTGTTGACATTGCCTGACGCGGTTGTTATGGGATGGGGTAAGGAATGGTGGTGGCCCCTGCCGGGTTTGAACCGGCGACCTCGCCCTTATGAGGGGCTTACTCTAACCGCTGAGTTAAGGGGCCATAGGTGATGTGGGTGAGACACCAGGGCGCTACCCCTGCTTATTTCCGGTCCGCTCAGTTTTAGTATTGACTGCCCAAGTGCAGCCCAGCCGACTGTATACCGGTCTTTCCTCCCGCCTGCGGTGCAGCTCGCTGGAGCACGTCTCAATATCCTTTTAGCTGTTCTTTTCTATCTGCCGTATCAGTCGCTCATCCAGCTCACGGCGGTAGCCCAGCATGTAATCGAGCTGGCTGTTCAGGCTACCTTGCTCCAGAAAAGGCAGAGCGAGGAAGGCATCCGTTCCGATAAACGCCACCAGCTTTTGAATACGATCATTTAACTGAACCCGTTCACCCTTAATGCGTTGCGCGAACGGAGGAAGGTTTACATTGCCTACCAGCGTATGTGCGCTTTCAAACACTTCCTTTGGCAACCAACTTACATGACCAACGAATTCCGGCGTGTTGGCCGTACCGCTCTGGTTTTCGACTAAATAGCCTTCATCGTCGCCGTTCTCATTAGAAGGCAACTGCCAGCCCCGGAAAGAGTTATACGCGGCGCGAGTCATGGGCTTAGCAAAAGAGTAAACGGTGCCGACATAGAGCGGCATATCCTGGTACTTTTGTTTCATTACGTTGTCTCGGAGGGAAAGGATCAAGCTGGTGTAAAGTCGTCGCGCTGCCGATAACGTTTGACGCCGTTAAAGAAAACGGGATTAAACATAACAAGAGGCAGTAAGGTTATGAGCCGCTGCATTGTTTTTGATCTCACCCATCCTATGGCTAAGCAGACTCGTGCTACCTGGCTAGGTGGGCTCAGGTAGCATCTGTTTTGCATAACAGCACAACGGGGTGAATCATCCCCCCGGGGTTTCACTTCCCCGATAAGGTTCCCCGCGCTTAACTCCACTCGGGCCGCTACGCGCTGCGGCTTGTGTGGCTACCCGCCTCAACCAGTCGCGATTCTGGACAAAGGCAAGAATGATTCACTCCGTTGTGCGCCGGGCTTCCACCGACTCCCATCTGTTTTTTAAGCCACTCAGATATCGTCTGGGCTTGCTTACGGTGGCGGGACGCCTTCCTACATCTACACGGTTCGGATTCCCCGCATATCACGTCACGGTCAACGGCGCTTTTCCGTGGTCACTGCGCTTGCTTGTGGGCCAGGCGCTTATCTTCTGGTTGCCGTCTGTGCGGCTGCAATTCACCACAATCAAAAAGAGCGAACCACCTACACCATGTTTTGCCCAGCCCGATTGGGGTTCGGTGTTTTGTGCTGGTCGCAGGTTACAGTTTTTCACGCCCGCGCTCTTTGATTGTGGTGCCGGTGACGATTCCGGCCTGGCTCCTTCCTCAACGGGTTTTTATCCATTACGGATTACCGTTTATTGGTCGCTCCATCGGTTTCTGTTATGGCTCCGGGTGCCTCCCGGTGTCCTCTGGCTGGTTATCCACCTTGGACGGGAACATTTCACAAAGCTCGGCCTAATGATTACCAACCTACCCTACTGCATAACCATTTTCCCGCATGCGCTTAGCTGCATTCGCCACAACATGTAAAGGCGCTGGGAGTGAATCTTATGCCCATCGCAACGCCCTTAGATGTTGGTATTCCGGTCCACCAGCCGACTGATAGCTGTAAGATCGTATTGGTTGAGTTAGTGTGTTCGAAGCACTAACCGGTGAAACCGGAATTGTGTGGTCGCTAAGCGCAGAGCGATTCCAGAAGAGGTGGAAGGAGCGCATAACGAACACACAATTTAAGTCTCATTTGTGGCCCGTTAACGGGGGCCAGGCGGGTGCTTATTTAAGCCGCACGGGGCATTCTATGAGCGGGATAGACCATCAACCGCTTTCTCTGCCGTGACAGGAGGGGCTACTTGCCGTTCACCTTCCTCAGAACATACCCGTTACGCTTGTGACACCGTAACAGGAACGGCCCGTTCCGAACTAAGACGATGCGCCCGACCAGAACATTATCTTCTCTCCTGTAAGGGTTAGAAGAATCGGGCGCATCGAATCCTTAATGCAATTGTGGGTGGTTTCTGTCCTTGCGAAGCGTCGCCCCGTTAACACCATATCGCCACAGCCTGTGTTTCGGCTCTGCCACAACGTTAAGGACACGGCTTGACAACCTTGCGCCGCTTGGCCCGTTACGACGGCTCTCCGACCTAAAAACCTCGCCGGTAGCTGGTGCAACACAGGTGCTGGCCACATTCCTGATCCGTGCCCTTAACGTTATGTCAGTGACAGTGACATAACGTGTCCGTCTTCCCGGACGTCCAAACCATTTGTACAGTGGTTTACTGCATCGCTATAAGAAATCATTCAATTGCCCCATTTCCCATTCTCGGGTGTGCTCGCCTGCGGAGTAGTACGCTGGCAGGGCTTTAAAGGTTTAGCCCGCTACAACCGTGGGTTAAATACGCCTCATGTGACACAGGCGGTGCTGCCTACTTACATGCTTTCAAAAACCAGTCACAGGCCGGGTGCCTCCCGGTGGTATCACTTAACGTTTCTGGTGCGCTGATACCGGTGCTGATAGACCATAGTGCTTTATGTCCAGAAATTACCGCCCGCATAGGGTCATTCCTGATCCTGGTTTTTGCTGGTCGTACTAACAGGCTGTGCGAAAAGTGACTATCAAGATAGTTACGTCAGCACGACCAGCAAAAGCCAAAAAAATACGGGCTAACAACAAGCTAACCCGTAGTAAAGGAAGTTATTGCAATGGCTTTTCGTTGTCGGAATTGACTTTACTTAACCCCCAATCAATATGCAAGTAATTCTAAGGACTTTATTTATTATTTGTTATCTTACTGCGTTTTTACGCAATTTACTCCCGGCTATAACATTACTCATATAGGCCTCAATATCGCCGTTCACCTTGGCCCATTTGATACACCAGCTATTGATCGCAGGCGTGATTTCAGCTGCCATCTTTTCACCCACTCCGCTAATTTTTATAATGTTTTCGGGCAAAACTGAGGCTATATCAAGAATGGTTTCACAGCCCGCTTTTTTCAGGACGGAAAGCGTCTTAGACGATACGGGGAGCTCATCTATCGGAGCATCTTTTGCATCGAGAATTCGCTGGTGGATTTTAGGAAAATCCATTGCCAAGCGGGCCATAATTCGTTGATGTAAATCCTCATCGACCGCATGGTTCCAGGCGCTTTCGAAAATGCCGTAGCGCTCATAGATGGGATTGCCCCAAACACCAGGCACAACGTCCATCGCAAACAGCATTGCGGTGCGGATCTGATAGTGAAAGTTGGCAAGCTCTATTATGTGACCTTTATATTTCTGGTTTCGAGCGAGTAAGCCAAAGTGGAAACTGTAGATATACACCGCTACCTCCGTCCCTTGCTCGGTGGTAAAGGTGTAATGTGTGAGATCTTCCCGGCCATCATGAAAGTCAACGCGCTTTTTAAGATTCTCGTAAAGCGCTGTAATCATGTCCTTTTCCTGGGTTGCTTTCGTTGTTAGGGAGCGCGACGACGTAATTTCACGATCTGCAATGTTCAGCTTGCTCTGCAGGCTCTGGATGCGTTTGTTCAAATCCTTGCGTTCGGCGCGAAGACTGGAAACATCCTTTTCGAGACGCTTGCGCTCATCATGCATGCGCTCAGGGTTGATTCGTTTGTAATTATCAAAAGAAACGCGTAAGGAGTGAAGTGCCAGCCCGCCTGTAGTCACCTGCTCGGCCAGTTCTTTAAGGTCTCGCTCCCAGCCAATTTGTTTGCTTTCCAGCTCAAGCGTCTGCATCTTCATTGCGTTCTGTGCGGCTTCAACGCGGTCCTCTGCCTCCTGGCGAATACGGCTAATTTCAAACTGGAGGGGAGCAAGCTCACTATACTTGCGCTGCAGTTCTTCAAGCGTGTCACACAGTTGATTGTATGAGTCAGCTTCTTCGTTGAGACGCAAACCAAAGGCATTCTGCAACTGCTCAATGGTGGCAAGGCACGTTTCAAACGCTCGCCGATCAAGATCGTCTCCGCCGATACGGCGCTGCGTAAGTTTGAGTTGTGAGTAGACGCTCTGGAAAGCCATTTCAAGCATTTCGTCGGTGATACGTGAGTCTTGTTGCTCAAGGGTAACTGCGCTCATTAATAGACCTTTTGTGATTGTGCGTTAGAATTACTATCATATTTAGCGGAATATTAATGTGTAATTCTCTATTGGTCTATTGTTTTGCGCATAAAAAAGGGGCTTTCGCCCCTTTAACTTTTTTAGCTTCTCACTGGTTAAGCCAGACCACCAGCGCCAACACCAGAAAAGGAAAAATGCAACAAGCGCCCCAGGTTAAGCGGGTTAACAGGCGCGACGGTGCAACGCCGGTCGAGTATTCTTCTTCCACCATGTGCCCTAAGTAGCTCACGGCCATAACCACAGTGTTTTCACTGAGATCAAGGGCCATGTATGCACTTGCGATATCCCGCGCCGTAACCCGGGCCTTTTCGGTAGTGATAATGACGCTGCGGCAGCGCGCACCTTCATCCATAAATGAAATATTATAATAGTGGTTAGGCACTTATCGGCTCCCAATCAGATGTTGTCATGTCAGAAACGCTGGGCAGATATGGGAGCTCACCGCCTTTGCCATCGTTATAAACAAACATCAAATCTTCACTGTCAGGCAGACCATGACGCTGGCGTAATTCCATGGCATCCTCGCGGGAGGCAAGAGTTACAAACTCCTGCCAGCCAGCACGGCGCACCGCTAATACCAGTTTGTTACTCAAAGCTAATAATGCATTGTTAATGTCCATCTCTGCCTTAATCCCTAAACTCATCGCTATGCTGTACTGCTCATGGGTCATTAACGGTAATGCATTCGCCAGTGCAGCGCGCAATATCCCGGTTAAGCCTTTAATTCCGCCGTAGTAATTTAACTTCCGCTCGTTCATGGCACAGCGTGACAGCACATCTTGCTTGTTTGGCTTGCCACCAGCGGTAAGAACCGTAGTTATAAAATCAAGAACCTCTGAAACCTCTTCCCGTGATTTGGCACGACGCGCAACATCCATTACCACACGGTTAGAAATGAAAAAGCTCCGGCTAAATAAACTCAACGCTCCCTCCAGTATTCGTCATTCGCATGCTGCGGCATGGCAGCGCCTGGAGATAAACAGGCATACTGTTTAATGGCCTCTATGGCCTCATCAGGTGAGAACGCCAACAAACAGTAATAGCCCTGCGCGTCTAACCTGCGCATATAGCCAATCTGTTCCTCGCTGGGTTTTCTTTTGCCGTGTTTAAGCTCGATGCGCATGCCGTGATACAGTCCAGATGGCAGATCCAAACTCATGTCGGGATAACCTGCTTTCTGGCCTTCTGCGGCCATATCATTCGCCGTTTTTTTTGTCCGGTATCCGCCGTTCGGAGTGGCGTGTAGGAGGGGGTAAAGTTCTGGATGCTTTCGCTCAATGAAATCAAAGATCTGCACCTGATCGTAATGCTCATACTTCCCTTTCCTCAACTCCGGCTTTTTGATCACTGCCGCCAGTGCCGCTGCATGAACCGATATTTTTGATGCGACATTAAGGAAAGTGAGCGGGCTGGCCTGCGCAGATCTTTTGCTCTGCGCGGTGCTTCCTTTCTTTTTTGTATAACCTTCAAGCCATTCACTTGTGAAACGCATAATCCTTAACGCCTATATCATATTAATTCTAAGAACTATAAATATTTATTGCATCATCAAGCAAGTTTAACAGGTAAACGAAACGCTAAGCGCGCTTTGAGTCAATAAGCGCGCAACGTGTATCGTTTTTCTAAGCTAACGGCGAGGTGCGGATGCCCCCTGCCAAAGGAAGGTTTCGGAAGCGCAGATTTTTTTATGGTCACGGCGAGCCTTACGCCGCTCGGCGCTGTCTTGCTGCAATGCCCGCCATGATTGTTTGATCGCAAATATTTCTTCACGGTTCGGTTCGCGTAAGTGGCTGGCGCGGAATTCTTGAATTTTGCCATCGATCCATTTCTGGCCGATGGCCGTAATAACGTACTTTAGACAAGTCATTTTTTAAGCCTTTTCTACAAACATGTATCTTTAAAACAAGTTAAAAATCTAACGAGGGAAAGTTATCACCGATTAGGATTTATCTTATTCGTTAGTGCTTTTTATTATAATTCCGCTTAGCCGAGATCATATTTTTTTACTTTATAATCAGCTAATAGCACTAAAAAACCGGCGTTTGCCGGTTTTCCACTTTGCGCCAGGCCTTTAAGCGGTAGCGCACCCATAGATGAGACTTAGCAGCCAAACGCTACCGAAGATTGAGAGTGTCAGCGGCAACCACACACGGATAAGGTTGTCGAAAAACTGGAAGGAAGAGGTGTCGCTCTGGTCGTGGTTTTGTGTGACCGGTTGTACAAAATCACGTTGGGCAAAAGCTTTCATGGTATAGTCCTTATGTTCAGGCGGGTTGTGGTCGGCAAAACTTTGACCCGCATGGATGGGAAGCCCGGCTTATGCCGGGCTTTTTCATAATGCATATAAATCTAAGGCTTTTTTATATTATGTACAAGTTTAATTGCCACTTTTTGTTGTGTTTATTCTTTAATCACGTCCCCGCGACAGCTCCGAACATGCTTTAGCAAGTAACGAATCCCAGCCCTGCCTATCCAGTTCACGCACTAAATGCACCCTTTCGCCCGTTGCCGGGTTAATTAACCAGCACCACTCTTCTGGCTTATTCGCCAGGCGTAATGAAAAAACATGCTGCGCTGGCTTAAACTCCAATGTACAGCCACGCGCCTCGGCCAGAGCCTCCAGCTCGCTGGTTGTATAATAAATTCTGGTGCGTTTAGTCATGGGCTGAACCTTGTTTTAACCGAGTTTAAATTTTTCCACCGACTCGTCGTAGCTCACATATAAATACGGCTCCGTATCATCAGCAGAAGGCATTACGCTGAGCAGATGATCAGCACTGAACATATTACCAGTATCAATAATATCATCAGCATAAAGATGTGCTGCGATTAGTGTTAACGCCGGTCGGCTCATGCTGTATATCGCGGCAACATCACTATCAACAACTTGCCCAATGGATAATACCCCCCTTTCCAGGAGCAACGTTTTTAATGCGGGCCACCATGGGCCAAATGAACGATATGCCAAAACATTAGCGATAAGACGCTGTTCAAGTCCATTTAAGTACCCTTCCACAAATTCCGGTTCACTTCGCCCTTCCAGCGCATGCTCTTTGAGAACGGACTCGATGTATTCTTCTGTCGGTAAAACGGTATCAATTAATGTTGCCATAGGTGTCTCGCCCGGTCTTCCCGGGCGCTCCTGAATTAGTTGAGTAACATCTGAATGTCGCTATGGATTTTTTCAAGCGGGAAGCTTGCCGGAACAATCCAGGCTGGCCGGGTGAACTCATTTCCGCTTACTGGATCGTCTTCGAAATTCCAGAATTGAGCCTGGTATTTTTCTTTGAGCATGCTACGGATATGCGCTGATTTCAGCGTTGCTCGCCCCGTTGAGTCAATCAGCACATGCGCCCCACCAGCTGGGTAATTAATTTTAAACGTGCGGTTCTTCCATTTACGCTGCCCTTCCAGTGGTTGTTGATTGGTGCTGGCCGTATAGCCATATTTTTCTGCTACCGACTGGCCATCACTCAGCTGTCTGGCATCGTCAGCTTTGCGGCTTTCTTCTTCCTGGCGCAACGCGTCCATTTCTTCGCTGGAAATTTCCCCGGCAAGCATTGCCATGTAAGCCTCAAATGACGGGGCAAACTCTTTATAACCATTGTATTTCAGTGCCTGGACCGCGTTACGTGCTGTGTCCAGAAGCTGCCTAACCCGCGAAACCGAAACGAACGTATCTGCATTAACTGTGCTTCGTGAATACGCGCCCACCAGCACACCGGCCATAACCAGTTCTGGCAGTTTATGTGTCATTACTGTGCCAGAAGTTTCAACGCGGCCCATGAAGCCAGTCACGTTGATATCCTCCAGAATCCGCACCTCGGGCAGAGTTGTTTTCTCGTCCAGGCGCTCAAACTGAACATATAGCTGTTTTGCTGTGCGTTCTAATGCTTCTTTGACCTCTACAATCTTGGCGGCAACGCGCTCATTCAGAATCGTATCCACAAATGACCGGATTTGGGTGAGGTTGCTAAACCCCTTATTAAATTTCATTACCTTTCGAGCCGGTAATGCACTTAGCCAGAAACGACTAATCCGATCGGTGTTGTTAAAAAACGCAGAATGAACATCGTTCTCTGAGGCTCCCGCCAGCTGCATGCCATTTTCTGACTCAACGCTCTGGCGCGCCGCCTCAAAGATTTCCAGCGCATCTTCCATCGTTGCCTGTTCGCCGAAGCCTTCCAGCGCAGAATCATAGTCCTCACCAAACACCGCCGAAAACAGTGATCGCACCGAATACACCGATCCATTAGTTTTAGAGTATTCGTACATTGCCCGTTTCAGGCCTTCATCATTACTGTCTGGATAAACCAGACGTTCCGGGTAATCAGTATTAAGCGCCCCACCGTTGATATGGACGGATTCTAAATGGCCTTCTTCGCCATAAATCAACCAGCCATCGCCTTTAACGCGCATAAACCCTTCTTTTACCGCGTCGGTAAACTCAGCGCGACTCAGGGTTCCAACAATTTCAGATGCCCACAGTCCTGCGTTAGCGCGTCTGCGTGATGCGGCCACGCTCTCCGTTACGTCTACTTGTTCCCGGACATTCTCCATAGAGACTTCGTAAACGGCACCAATTCTGTTTATGGCATAGGGCTTAATCGCAGCATACATAACCGTAACTTCAACAGTGCCTTTGTCCGGCATAAGGCGCTGGATTTGTCCCACATAGCGGTCATTGCTGGCGATCCAGTAATAAGCGCCCTCTTTAATCAATGAGCCTTGCGGTGTCTTAACATATTGGGATGGATTAAGAAGCACATCAGGGTCAACCTTGATAACCCCTGATTTAATACCGCGCTCCAGATCACCACGCGCGCGCTTAACCATTGTTGAGGCGCTTTTTGCTCGGCTGAGAACGTTACGTGATTTTTTCACGTCGCTTTTGTATTCGGTCAGTTCTTCAATAGCCGTTTTAAGATAGGAGCGGGCCATTCGCCGGGAACCTGCATGATAAATATCTGCGCTGCGTTTGCCGTGCGAGGCGGCCCACTCGTTATAGTCGCTTTCCTCCTGGGCAACTTTCTGCCGCAACTCTTCAACCTTTTCCTCATGAGCAGCTAATTTTTGCTCAGCGGTTTCGAGCTGGCTGGCAAGAATGGCAGGATCTTCTTTTGCGGCCACGGAGGCACGGAGGAATACGTCTAACGCAGTTTCGGCTTCTTTCTCTGCGCGCATGCGCTCAGCTTCACGGCGGGCGGCCAGCTGAGCATTAATTCGTGCCTGCCTTTCTTCCGGGTTAGCGGCCAACATCAAATTAATTTCGTCTTTCTCATCCACGTTGCCGTTTTTGTAACTGGAAACATCAGATGTCATTATCTGATTGATCCAGTCTTTCTTGCGTTGGAGTGTTTGCAGGCGGAATTCATCAAAACTCCCTTTGCCGCAGTAATAGTGAACATTAACGCTTTGCTGACTTGAGCCAACACGCGCACCGCGCCCGTTACGCTGGGCAATGCTCGCTGGAGTCCATGGCAAGGTGAGATGGTGAATATCAGTCGTACCTTTGTGAAGGTTAATGCCCACTTCCGCCTTCTTGTTACAGATAACGATCGGGGTGCGCCCCTCGTTATAATCGGCGGCAATTCCTTCCATGCCGCTTAGCGACATATCATTCAGCGCGGACAGGTAATCGTCATATTTAGCCAGATCGACATAATATTTTTCCCATGCGCCGTCTTTGTAACTGCCATCCGCTCGCTCTGCGGGCTCAACTGGTTTTTTGACCTTCTTAATTTTGGGACCATTAGCCTGCGCCACCGTAGACGCGTTAATAATCCCTATCTGGTTTTCCTCCAAACCCAGCGAACGGGCAATGATCCTCCGCAGTTTGTTGTGCTGACTTTTCTCATCCATGAAAATGATTTGCTTGCCGTTCTGCATACCGGCTTTGAGATTTTCTATCAGGGCAGCGTATTTTGGCGGGATGGGGTGAGTGACTGTATTCAGCTCGATACCGGCTGCGGCAATGGCTTTCATCACGTCCGCTTCAAGTTCAACACTTACCAGCAGTTCTACTGCGTCCGCTTTCTCTGTAACGGTCGTTTCAACAACCTTACTGGTACGGGTATCCACAAGCCCGGACTCATTTTCATCCATTTCGTCCGCATCATCGGATTCTTTGCCACCTGCATACACCGGCAGGCCAGCGGCGATAGATTTAATTTTTTCTAACGTTTCAGGTGGGAAGCGGAATGTCAGCGACGAGCGATACAGATCCGGGTCAATGACCATTTTATCCATGTCACGGATTACGGAGAAAATAAAGTCTTCGTCTTTGTTTGGCTGGATTGTTACAGAACCATCGTCATTCTGGACAATGGTCTGTTTTTGCCCGATTCGGCTTGCCCTTTCACGTAGCTCTTCATATAGGGTTCGCTGTTCTTCGGTGAGAGGAACCTCAACCGTTTTTTCATCCAGGTCAGGAATTTTGACGCTTTCTTTTACGTCAGCCGCTGTTTTTAACGTCGTCCATCGATGGAAAATACCGCGTAAACCATCCAGGTTTTTAAAGCCCACCAGCCCCTGTTTATCAACCAATTCCCCGGATATTTTTTGAACCACCACATTCGCGGTTTCACCGAACACCCGCACGAAATCATCCGGGGTGAGGATGCCCATTGCTTTCCAGTCTTCAACCGGCACAACGTGACTAAGCATGTTGAAAGCATCAAGCGGGCTATTAACGAGGGGGGTTGCTGTCAGGAGCGTTACACCGCGCCCGTTATATTTTTTCATTAACCAGGCGCTTTTAACTGCCATATCACGCGCTGTTTGCGCCACCGATGGGCTCGGCAGATACGCAAGCTGAGCCGTTTCACGACCTGCAGACAAAGAATTGCGGTAATTATGACCTTCATCGGCGATTACATTGTCAAAGTTCATATCCTCAAAATACGGAACCTGGCTTTTCTTCTCCGTTCCCGTATCAGCGGCTTTATCTTTGATTTTATTTTTCGCTAATTCTGCGCGATGCGAGGATTTGAGTAGGTCTGTGCGGCCCATGTCTACGGCGTTGTAAAGCGCCTGTGCGGAGTTTTCTTCGATAGTTTCCGGCCGCATTGGGATGGTCCCAAACTGCTCTTTCGTCATAATTACTGAGCGATAATTAGACGTAGGAATACGGTTTAGCCGTTCCAGTACCGTAGCCGTGTCTGCGTCTTTGAGAACGTTACGCATCACGGGATTGCCGTCGCGATCGGTGACGGGCTCGTTATTCTCGTTTCGCACCTGTGATTGCTGGATCTTACCGTCGTCGCCGATTACCTCATCCAGGCCAACGAATAACATCTGATTAAATGAAGCATCGTCATAAAAATCGCGAGCTTCGTGATACCAGTTTTGATATACGGCTTTCGGCACAACGATAGCTGTACGCTTTGAGCGGCCATGCTGAAAGTTAAACGCTTCCAGCGCGAGTGCTGTCGTCGTTTTACCTAACCCTGTACCAAACCCCATAATGCCGCGACCGTCTTCGGACAATCGACGCACTTCTGAGTTCTGGTAGTCCATTGGAATACGCGCACCAGAGATACCCACAAGGCCCAGGGAATCGCCAGAATGTTCAAAGGGGATGTAGTTATTGAATGCATCGTTATAGTCGTTCTCGATGCCGGTCACGTCGGGATGCGTTTTCAGCCAGTCGTTAAAGGATGATTCCAGTTTCCCGATCCGTTGCAGATACTTCGCGGCGTTGGCACCGCGCGGCTTGACACCATTCAGATAGTTTTCAAGCTGGTTCAAAAAGCCGTCGCTGTTTGACGCCTCTTTAAATTCTGCAACGCCTGATTTATTGGTGACAGTACGCAGTTTATAGCCGGTAAAAACGCCGTCTTTACCGGCATAATCATCCCCGGAAACCAGATATCCATCTTCTACCTGAATATCCTGGGTGTACCTGAAATTGTCATAACCCTGTTCGGCCAGAAATTCCTTGATCAGGCGGCGGTCCAACCATCGGGCGTTTAAGTTCACATAGATTTTATCAATGCCAACCGGCTTACGTTTCTCATCAATAAGCATCATTTGACGAACGTAATTCTGCTTTTGCGGGCCATCAGGGCAATTATTGATCAGCGCCGCCAGATTGCTGATTTTCCCGCGCACGTTTCCACTGGTAGCGCGGGACATAGGCAGCACATTACCGTATCCATCAAGGGCGATATCCGGGAACCCAGCCAAATAATCCAGTAAGGCTTCGTCGGATTCTGGTAGGTGTGCGGTACAGAATTCACGGAATTGTTCGAGCGTCACCGGCACCAGGTCAATCTGGCTGAAAAGATGTGATATCACCTGTTCTGGATTACTGGCATCGACTGCTATCACTGCTGCGTCATTCATGCGGCCAGTCAACAAATCGGAAAGGTTATTATCGCGGGTAACGTTAGCCTGAAATGTCAGCCAGCCTTTGGCGGCGCCATGGGATAGTCCCGTTAGCCGTAGGCCGTTAGGAGAACCATATATAGCTACTTCCTGCTCTACCAAACGCGCCGCGTCAGCGAGTAATGGAGATGCGTCGCTACCCTGAGCAATCAGATTTTGCGCGTCGTTTATTGTCAGACCGATGAGCCCGCCACGCATGGCACGTTCGCGCTGGGCCGGTTTTTGATCGCGACTGAATTTTAAAACAGCATGCTGGCGTTCTGACAGCATTGCCGGGTATACATCAGATACGGCATAGAGCTGTTCGGCGCTGAGCGATAAAAGACCATTCAGTGATTGGCATTTTGTCTGCAGCTCCCCGAACGTTTGGGCGCCAAAACGCTCCGCGTCGATGCCGCTTCTGTCCGTGGTACTATCACGGACCCAGCTTTCACCGTTGTAAACGTTCCATATCCCCCCCACCAGCCGCTTGTCGCCAACGCTTGCGCCTTGATAGGGATCGTTATTCACGTTCAGCAATTCCCACGCTATCCGACTCTCGAAACGTCGGGATAATGCCTGTTTCATGCTGGCATTTGTAATGTGGCCGTCTTTTTTAACGGTGAGGATATTGTTAAAACTGGATCGCTCTGTTTCCCCGTGAACGAAACGCTTACCCTCGGCGGTAAACCATTTCCCTTTGAGAAACGTGGGCCACAAAACATTAGCATCAGTCAGGGTTTTATCATCTGAGTTACTGACTATCTCAGCCAGTGCTTGCGAGTGTTTTCGCAATACCCACACATCCACTACCGTAGCCGTACCGCTCTCGGCAAATGTCCCGGATGGCATGCGGTGCGCGCCTAAAAACTCAGCGCGTCGCGCCACTTTGTCACGCAGTTTTTTATTGGTTCCCGTGCCGTCCGTCATGCCATTGGGCACAACCAGCACAATCAGGCCGCCAGGCTTCACTTTATCGATAGTGCGCAGGATGAAGTAATGACCAACATTATTTTCTTTTTTATACGCCGGATCTCGTTCGGCAAAACCTGAACGGCTCTCCCCAAATGGGACGTTTCCAACCGCATGATCATAGGTATCATCGGGAACGGTTGATGCCAGGTCCTCAAACGCCCCAAGTCTTACATCATCTTCGGGATGAAGAAGCTGGTTAATGCGGCCGGAAACACTGGAGATCTCAGCGGCGGTCATGATTGCGCCTTTTGGTTTCGTTTCCTGGAATATGCCGGTTGCGGCGGACGGTTCCAGAACATGACCGGAATCCACGCCATAATCAGCCATGAGATCCCAAATCCCTTCGGCCATAAATTGTGGCGTGTAATACTCGTACTGACTGCCGCCGTCCGTTAAACCACCCTCACCGGTATATCCGGCCAACACCTTCCGCTGCTCATCCGTCAGCATGCTGCCATCCATATTTTCAGGCAATTCGTGTAACAGGCGCATAGCCGCATTGTTGGCTTCTCGCCGCGCGCGCTGAATACTCACGCCTTCCTCTTTAACGATGCCGAATTGCACTGCTTTCCGCTCTTTGCGCAAGCGAAGAACGACGTTAATCAGTTCCTCAAGCGATCCTGCCTCGTTTAATTGATCCACTTCAGTAATTGCCATTTTTTAACCTTATGTATGCAAAACATAGACCCGTTAAAATCACAGCAATTCTAAGAGGTATGTATTTTCCAAAGGTATTTAATGAAAATGGCAAATAGTAAACCAACAAACGGGGCTATAAATGCCCTGAAAAGGTTGTTCACCAGCGCCCCCCGGACGCCCGTTTCTCATTTGCCTTTGAGTAGCGGCCATAACGTCATATCAAGATCCGGGCTGGCAATGCTTTCAGGGCGGCCAAATGAAGCCCCGGGAGAATTAACATCCCAGGCTGACAGTCTCGGCATAGGCCTAACGCTTCCCGATGACCGTTTAGCAAAGTATGAAATCCTTGAAGAAATGGCTAAAAGCGCGACGGTTTCATCGGCGCTTAATATTCATATCGCCCACGCCCTGGCCCCCAGCAAAAAGACAGGCCTTGCCTTTCAACTGGTGGCAAAAAATCCGGCAGATAAAGAGGCTGTCACTCGTTGCAATGAGTTAATGGATGATCTCGGTGAAATGATTAATGCAGGCCTTCCGGGGTGGGCGCTGCTTATGTCTATTTTTGGCGTTGCGTTTACTCGACCCTATGGCGAACAAGGGCGCGGGATAACTCATATCGAGTCGAGTTACTACACCCTGCCTTATTTCATTCAGGAGTTTCATCAGGGCGGCCAGTTGGCAGGATTTACAGGTGATTACCTTCTTACAGCTGACAACATGCAGCGTACCCTGGCTGAGCCATGGTTTATTGTGCCGGTTAAAAACCCTTACTGGACGCCAAGCCGCAACATCATTCCACTGACAACCGGCACCCGTGGCTACAGCCTTTTGAGTAACAGTCACAACCAGGGGCTAATGGAAACGCAGAATTACGGCACCAGCTTTCTTGAGCACTCGTATGAAGCATTCATGAACCTTTGCGGCGCACTTAATGCCCTAAAAGCCACGCGTTACAACGCGGCCAAAATCGATCGACTTATTGCGCTTACTACCGGCACTTTAGACCCTATAAACGCGGCGAACTATACGCGTGGAGTTAGCCAGTCGCTTAAACGAAACAGCGAAATGCTGGCGCGCCGGTCTGCGAAAGCAAACACGATGCCGACTGTGCTGAATCATCTCATCCCGGTTATGGGCGATGGAAAAAATGGAATTACCATTGATACGCAATTCATTCCGGCAGACATAAGCGGCATAGAGGACGTCATGTTCCATCTTCGCCAGTTGTGCTCAAGCCTGGGTATTGATTCGACCATGCTGGGCTGGGCCGATCAGATGAGCGGCGGTTTAGGCGAAGGAGGCTTTCTACAGACTGCGATTCACTCAGCACAACGCGCACAGTGGCTGCGGCAGGCCGCGCTGGACGCGATTTACCGCCTGGTCGATATCCATCTTGCGTATAAACACGGCAAAGTCTATATGCCAAACCAGCGGCCCTTTTACGTTCAATTTAATTCAATGAACACCGCGCTCATGCTTGAAGAGGCGCGCGATCGCGACGCCAGCGCTAACTACATAGCCATCCTGACGCAAATTCTCGACCAAATTCAACAAAACGCGAAACTGGCGGGCAGCGACACGTTCCTGCGCTACTTGTTTTGCGATCAGCTCAAAATGGACCAGCAAATGTTGGACAAAATGTTGAGCGAATTTAAAGCCACGCCCGAACCAAATGAATCTGACGACCAGGACATGATGAATGAATCCGCGCCGGATCGTCATGACAACCCTGAGCACTGGAGTAGAACCCAGCTAATCAACTTCGCCAAATTTGTAATGAGTCAAAGTTAGGAGCCAATATGAACACATTAAAAACTGTCACCGACCGTTTTTCGCTGATTGATAAAGTGCGTCGCCATACCCCGCAGAATGACCGTAATTACATGATTCAGTCGGTGCGCGCGACGTTTAATGACCCGGAAGTACAAGAGCATATCAAGCTGGGTGAGCTGTATGGCTACTACGGCCACGGGCGGCGAGCAATGCAGTATGAAAAAAACGGCAACCTCACTCTGCCAGAAATCAGTGTGGTAATGATTGACGGGAAGCCGGTCACTTTAACCAATGTCCCGTCTAACCGAACGGTTGCGGTTGACGTTGATGATAATGGCATTGTCACTCATACACAGGAAATACTGGATACGGAGCCCGGTAACATTGTTAAAGGCATGCTTGATTCGAATGCGGGCGGTTGGTCCTGGGCGACGGGCGGCAATGATGGTGCGCTCCGTTCGGTCGTAACCAGTTTTCATGGTTTCGATTATGTGACCGTTCCTAACTATATCAGCCTCGACAAAGCCAGCTTAATGCTTGAATCAGCAGCGACGCGCGCAGAACAAATGCATACTGCGTTGCTTAACGCCGGATACAGTGAAAACGCAGCAGCGGACCTGTGTATGCACTTCGAAAAAATGCGCGACAATCAGGCTATGCTTGAAGCGGTTGAGCGAACGTCACAACTGGAAGCGCGACTATGGGCCAGCACGGGACGATTGCAGGAGACTGAAAAACGTCTAAGCGACGCCAATATGATGCTCGAAAATCAGGGCGATGCCACGATTAGACGCCGCAAGATCATGCGCGATATGTTATCTGAACTTCCTGTTTTTCTTACTAAAGAACAAAAACAGGCGCTGATTCGTATGGAAACTGACGATGATATTCGCATGCTCGCTGCAATGCTTGAATCTGTTGCAGGATCGTACAGTTCATCACTGCCGCTGAACGGCGGTAAAACAGGTAATTTACCGGCACCGTCAAACCTTCATGGGCGCAGTAAAGAAGACGACACACCATTTCCGTGGATCAGGTCTCGAAAGAAATAACAGCAATTCTAAGGCCTGTTGATAAAACCAGTATTGCCATCCATTACTGTCACCGATAGGATCGCGCATGCCACCAGGGCGCGATCCTTTTTTTATTTCGGATCTTCCTGGGTTTCGCGATTTGGCGTATGTTAAACGCCAGAAAGCAAAAAACCACCCTGGCAGGTGGTTTTCGCCGGGTCTAAGACCCTGTGCGCTGACGTGATTCGCACTCACTCAACGCTGACAACACAATGCAAAAGGCTTTAAGTGCTGTCCGGCCAGTTTACAGGGCCAGATCTGCGCACTCAAGTATTATTTTTATACTTACCTCTCCCTTGTGTTTCAGCCTCCGAGATAACGATCATTCAGCGCCTAATTTACGGTGCGGCTTAGCCATACCTGTTACATGGGATGCATAACACTTTGAAAGAATAAAAAAAGAAAAAAGCCGGAGGACGGCAATCCACCAGCTTTTTCAGAGACTTTGTTCACCGCTCAGGTTTGGCGACCACGCGGAGAACTTAAACGAACCCACCCAGGTTCAAACTCAATCCGGCGCCCTGGCAGGCGCTGGCGGGGAACACTCATCCGTAATTCCCCCTAACAAACAAAGAGAATAATAATGCATAATCAGCAGCAAAGCCAGAGCAACGAGGCAGCAAATAATTCTAAAAACTCTACGCATTTCCTTGAATTACCAGAATTCTCGGCTTTCACTGATTTAGATAACGACGCCCTGTGGTTAGAAATTCAGCGGACCTTTCCGACTGGTTATAAACTCAGTAATGCCCTTTCCTGTCTGCCCGCTTCATTCGTCAGCCGCACCGGCAAAATCATCGCTTCAATCATCGCTAATAAGGTAAATCCGGCTAACACCGGCGTATGTTATGCCAGCCGTAAAACGTTGGCTGAAGAGGCTGAGGTGTCACTCGCAACACTTGACCGCTTTACTGACCTGCCCCCAGGATTAGATACAACCTTCAGTTAGTAATGTCGGTTGGTTTTTCTTCATATTTCCCGTTTCGCCAGCC